TCAACTCGCTTACCTCTATTCCTGAGGGCTTCAATCCTACGGTTGGCGGCTCTTTAGGCCTCAACTCGCTTACCTCTATTCCTGAGGGCTTCAATCCTACGGTTGGCGGCTCTTTAGGCCTCAGGTCGACAAGCAATTATATTGGTGCGCAAGTGCCTGAATTAAGGATTAATAACAATTTCTTTTGGAAGAAAGAAGATAAGGAATATGCGCTAATCGATGGCATATTCTGCGAAATAGTAGGCAAAAGAGAATCAACCATTGCGGGCTGCGCGCAAATATTAAATGCAAAATCGGTCAATAATGACAACTACTTCTACATAGCTACCGATGGCAATAATTACGCTCACGGGAAGGATTTGAAAGAGGCTGTAGCTGATTTGCAATTCAAGGTAATGTCCGAAAAGGCGAAGAAAGAACCGATACACGCTGATACGGTAATTACGGTCAATCACTACAGGTTGATTACGGGTGCGTGTGAATTTGGCTGTAAAAGTTGGATGGAACAGAACAATGTTAAGGATAGCATCAAAGCATCCGAACTTCTGCCAATTCTTAAAAAGACCAACGCTTACGGATATGACCGTTTCATGCAACTGGTAACGTTTTAAATCGCTCTTATGACACCACGCCAAATCAAACACGATAACATGCTTGAGGTGCTTGCAAAAGTTCAGCATCTTAAAAAGGTCAAAGCAAAGAAACAGCGACCACTACTAAAAATACTGCAACTTATCGGAGTGCCGTTGGTTGTGTGAAATATTCATTATTAACTAAATCAAAAATCAAATGATACAATTAACGAAAGAGCAAGCAATACGGTTTTACGAAAATAAATTTTATGAAGGAATGTCGCATACTGATATTTTCAAATTCCAGCTTTGGCAGGAAAAATTATGTATGCCTTGGGGTGTATTCCATGAAGCAGCAGAAAAGGCACTTAACCGCCCTGTATTTACACATGAATTTGCGTACCCCGATAACCTGAAAAAAGAATTTTTAGGCGAAAAGGATGCACCAACATTCGATGAAATAATAGAGTTGATACCTGCTGAAAAGCGAATAATACTCTCCGTACCGCAAGCATAACATTCTAAACCAACCACAAAAAACCAAATAGAGATTATGGGAAATGAAAACACAACATTGCAGGTAGAGCAATTTCAGCCAACCAGTACAGAACTGACATTTGGCAACAAGACAGATTTTGAACACGCTCAAAGGGTAGCTAAGATGCTTGCAACGTCAAGCCTTATCCCTAAAGAGTATCAAAACAACATTCCTAATACCATGATTGCCCTCGAAATGGCGAACAGGATAGGTGCTAACCCTATGATGGTTATGCAGAATCTATATGTCGTACATGGCAAGCCCTCATGGTCAGGCTCATTCGTAATAGCTGCCCTCAATTCATGCGGACGGTTTACCCCGATACGCTTTGAAATAACGGGACAGGGCGACACGTTGGCTTGCAGAGCATACGCCAATGATAAGATAACAGGTGAAAGGCTTAACGGCTCACTTGTAACTATGGCGATGGCAAAAGCTGAGGGATGGGTAGATAAAGCGGGCAGCAAGTGGAAAACAATGCCTGAGCAAATGATACAATACAGGTCAGGTGCTTTCTTTGGCAGGGTGTACGCTCCCGATGTGCTTATGGGTATGCCAACAGAAGATGAGGTTACAGACTTCACAGTAATGAGCAGCCATGAACAGGAAAGCCAAATAAACAGGCTTTTGGACAATTCAACTCTCGATGAACGCCAACGTTCTATTATCACTTTTAAGCTGAATAACGGCATTTCTCAGAGCGAGGCTTACGAGATTATGGCTGACCTGAAAAACAGCCAATTACCCGCAGGGGACCGGGCGCAAATGAACGCTACCGATGCTAAGAACGCAGTCGCAGCACTTCTTTAGTAAGTATTGATTACGCCGTCCGTTTCTACGCTCGGCATTTTTAAACGAAAAAAATAAAAACCAATGATAAAAATTTCGCTCGATTTATCGAAAATAGATAAGTCCAAAATCAAAAAGACAGAAAAAGGTCAGCAGTTCTATGACATCATTGTGGACACTCGAAAAGAGGTAGATACTTATGGCAATACCCATACGGTCTATGAAAGCCAAAGCAAAGAGGAAAGAGAGGCTAAGAAAACTAAGAACTATATCGGCAATGGTAAAGAGCATGTATTCAACAATCAGCAACAGAACGCACCTGTACAGCAGCAGCAAGGTAATAACGCAGGTTGGGACACTCCGCCAACAATAGACGACCTCCCTTTTTAGCCTAACCCATTGTTAACGTAAAAATGAAAATATATGAAATACATTATTAGCTACTTCAAAAACGATTGCCCAATAATACCTATAGTAAGATATAGCAAAAGAACTACACACGCCTCTAAGTCGCTTTCTTTTCATTAGTTGTTTTTCAAATTTTGGACGCTTGATAGCACGCCTTTTGAAATATCAATTACCTGCACTACGCATTGGGGTATCGGTGCAATTGGATTACTGCCATTTTTAAGATGGGCTATTACTATCCCATGCCCTACTGATTTGCAAATGTTTATTAGCAGGAAGTTATCAAGGATACCTAACCTCAACTCTTAACCGCCCGCACGGGTACAAATTGAAAAGAAATGGAAAGGAAATTATTGACCGCAGAAATCGCAGCGAGTTATATGCCATGTAAGATAACAGACCAGTATGCTAACGGCGTGCAATATGACATGGTAGGCATAAGCCAATACGAAGGTATGTTACAGGCAAAAATGCCGTCAGGAGATAGCGATTGGTGGAATATTGACATTTGCCAACTAATCCTCACGCCGCTTTCTGAAATAACGGATGAGCATGTTTTAGGAGTAGCCAATATCATGTATGATGGGGTTGCCGATAAGATTAACAATAGAATTGGTTACATGATGCAAGTTGCGGGAACGAAACAATTTGCACAAAAGCTATTCGCAACTCCATTGAACGGCAGCAAGTATATCGCTATCATCGACTACCTACGCTCAAAATCCTACGACCTCGGACACGGACAAATTCCATCACTCATCGAAGCAGGCATAGCAATTAAAAAAGACTAAAAAGGGAAAAGATATGATACTACTAATCGGAAAGTTCTACCCAGACGAAAGAATGCCCGCACTACCTACGGCAAAGTTAACCTATACATGGCTGGGCAATAGAACAGCAATTATTCACACAGTCGTACCGACTAAAAAGAAAAAACCATGACACCACAAACATCGTTAGCAGCGAACGTGGCGAGTAAGCCACACAGAGATAAGAACCACACGAAGATATTGCAGGCATTAGAAAAGCTGCCCAACAATGAAGGGATAGCCGATGCAATAGCCGCATACTGTACGCTCGATAAAGTCGAAGTGAGCCGCAGATTATCGGAGTTGGAAGGTCAAGGTAAGATATTCAACACGGGGCGTAAGGGGCTAACCCAAAAGGCTTGTAAGGCATCAATTTATAAGCTGATTAAAGAGCCTCAGCCGCAATTACAAACCAAACTATTCAACTAAGCTATGAAAAAGATAGAACTACACCCCATAAAAGAATGGGAAGAAAAAGAAGGAAACAGACCAACAGGGAACATAAGAATATATGTCGGCAAACTTCATGTTGGTACATGCCATCGTAAAAATAAGAGTGAAGAACTATACTCGTTTCACTCTTTCTATGACGGCATAACCCGAAATATGGACACATCGACCTACAGGCAATTAGATGAAATCAAAACAGATATAGATATGTGCTTAAAGGAGCATCTAACAAAGTTCGTAAAAACTTTCAGAACCTTCACGCCATTAGAAAGTAAAAAGATTAAGGCTGCTACGAAGGTCGCTGGAAACGCCATAGTAAAGCCGTGGAGACCACAATAGCCGCAATTACAAACAACATTGTTTAACTGAAAAAAGAAGAATATGAAAGACGTAATGTTTTGGGTGAATTGTTTTATGGCGGTTTTAGCCTGTATATTTTGGATTGCAGGTACAGTTCACCTACTTACCGAAACCACAACCAAAGATGATGCGCAATACACATTGTTTTGCTTCGTGCTATTTGTAGTCTTTACGCTTAGCGCAATAGCATTAGCACAATAAAAAAAGCCTCCAATCTTGGCGGATGGGGAGGCTTTGAAAATTTAATAAACTCAAATATAGGTAAAGCAACTTACGTGCCAATCTTATTTGAGGTAGTGAACTCACCTAAAAATAAGCAATAAAATGGCACAAATAAATGTTAAAGAAAACTTTTTTAAGAGGGTTTTTAGTCGTATATTGCACTCGCAACGTAACACTATAATCAGGAAATCTGATGTACCCTTACATACAATATTTAAGACAAGAGCCGCGCAAGGGTTTATCCCTGATTGTGTTACGTTGCAGTTTCACATGGCGCGGCTCCCTCATGTCCGCATATCCCACCAATTCCGTAACCCCAAAACTGCAACAATATGAGTTACAAGAAAAATTACAGCGAAAAGCTTAGAGACCCACGTTGGCAAAAATTACGACTTGAAGTAATGCAAAGGGATAACTTTTGCTGCCAAGATTGCGGAAATAACGAGGCTACACTAAACGTTCATCATTTCGAATATCACGGAGACCCATGGGACACCCCTACGGATTTCCTAATTACCCTTTGCGAAAACTGTCACAAAGTTGAAGGTTTACACAGGGAGCGAGTAGAAAAAGAACTACTAACAGCACTTAGAAAAAAGCGTCTCCCATGGCACGCAGTATCATCCTTAGCGGAAGGTTTTAACGGATTGAAAATAATTCACGGTACAGAGGTAATGGCTTCTATAATATCAGATTTTTTACAAAATGATATAAAGATGTCTAAAATCGTTGAGGACTTTTTCAAATTCGAAGATGAAGATAAACCATTTTAAACCCCTATTTCACATGGAAGGATATATAAAACTACATCGGCAAATAGTCGATAACAAATACTACTTATCAGAACCATTCACCCGAACCCAAGCATGGATAGACCTACTCCTGTTAGCCAACCATAAAGACAATGTGATCAGAATAAGAGGGGCGAGCGTAGAGGTTAAACGGGGGCAGGTAGGATGGGCGATTAAGTCTCTTGCTGAGCGGTGGAAGTGGTCGCAGGGTAAAGTAGATAGGTTCCTAAACGAACTTGAAACGGGGAGCCAAACGGTGACACAGAATGTTGGCGTAACTACCTTAATATCAATACTTAACTACGATACATATCAAAGTGACGGGGATAGAAACGGAAACAAAACGGGGAGCAAACGGGGAGCAAACGGGGAGCAAACGGGGACAAACAAGAATGATAAGAATGATAAGAATAATACTTCTACTTTAGTAGAAGTATTTACCGAGGCGCAAATTTTTGCTTTTGAAAAGTTTCTGAGTTTTATACAAGAGGAAGCGGCAGATGTTTTGAAAATGAGAGAAAAGTTTACCATTCAACAATTCATAAGATTGACCGCCAAGTATAATAAATCAGTAATAGCCGATGTGCTTAGGGCGATGCACAACGAAGTAAAATTATTAACCAAATACAAATCTGCGTACAGCACATGTGAATCATGGTGTAGGCGTAGGATGCAAAACTAAGCAACCATGACATACATAAAAAATGAATTTGAAAGGCGTAGCAAACCCGACCTAAATACCCTTGTGTATGGCAAGATACCACCACAGGCGATTGAACTTGAAGCGGCGGTAATCGGGGCTTGCATGTTGGAGCGTGAAGCATTTGAGCAGATAATGGAAATCATACCATCACATGAATGTTTCTATGTGGATGCGCACCAAAAAGCATACAACGCCATGTGCCTGCTGTTTAATTCAGGTAGGAATGTCGACCTGCTTACGGTATCGGAGCAGTTGAATAAGATGGGCGAATTAGAAATGGTAGGCGGCAGATACTTTTTAACCACGCTCACTACCTCCGTTACATCTTCGGCTCATATAGTTGACCATGCAAGGTTGATTATGGAAAAGTTCATGCTTCGTGAGGTTATCAGGATATGTGGAGCGGCTATTTCAGACGCATACGATGGCATTACAGACGTTTTTGAACTGGTAAACAAGGTTGAAGGTGAGGTAAAATCCATTTCAGACGGTATTATTCAGGATTCAGCCGTACCAGTTTCCGAAACATACATGGAAATATTGATGGATATGGAAACCCAAAAAGAGAACCGAACGGATTTGACAGGTGTAGAAACGGGTTATCCTGAAATAAATTCACTCACTAATGGTTGGCAGGATAGCGAATTAATACTACTGGCTGCCCGTCCTTCGCAGGGCAAAACAGCCCTTGCGCTCAATTTTGCAATGAATAGCCGAGTGCCTACCCTGTTGTTTTCATTGGAGGCAAGCAAAAAGGCTTTAGTTAAGCGACTTGCTGCCGCTAAGAATAATATCCCTTTCAGCCTCATACGGCAGGGAAATTTGAACGAACTGCAAGAAAAGATACTTCACCACGCAATCGCAGATTTTAACCGCCTTCCTATCAAGATTGACGATAAGACGCAAAACCTGTTTGATATAGTAAAAGTTTGCAGGCGGCAGAAGAAACGCAACCCTGATTTAAAGCTGATACTTATAGATTATTTGCAATTGGTGAAAGTGCCAAAGATGGGTAACAGGGAGCAGGAGGTAAGCACTATCAGCCGAACATTAAAACTACTGGCAAGTGAATTGGAGTTACCGATAATAGCATTATCACAGCTTAACAGGGCGGTAGAGCAATCGGGTAATAAAAAGCCAAGCCTTGCAAATCTAAGGGAAAGCGGCTCACTTGAGCAGGATGCGAATATAGCCATGTTCATTTGGCATGAGGAAGTCGGGCAGAACCCGAACGGCAGCCCACAGATAAAAACATGGGTACTATTCGAGAAAAACAGGGATGGAGAGTGTAAGCCAGTAGAATTGAAATTTAACGGAGAGATACAGAAATGGTTAGACCCTCACGATATGAACCAATCTGCTTTGCCATCATTCATAAGCAATAACTACCAACAGGCAAGAACGCCATACAAAGACAATGACGAACCATTTTAAAACCACCCCACATGAAACCACACAGGAAAGAAGTGCATAGTAGAACAAAGTTTGCAAATGAAATGGCATTGCATTGGTACGATAAAATAAAGCATTCCGTACAGTCAGGCAATGTATTGACCTGTAAAGCAACAATGAAGTTTTTGCAAGCCCGTAAAATCTATATCCACTATACAAATGAATTTCAGTTAAACGCTCAAATAACATTGACACAATGAAACCACACAAACAGCCGGAAACAGCGTACCGACACATAACGGATAAGCCAATCAAGATACCAACCACAGGCAGCAGATTAGTACAAGTTGCTAAGGGTACATGGATTATTCCAAAACAGAACAAGCCAGACGAGCAAGTTATATCGGACTGGTATGGTAGAGCGTAAAAAATTATTCATAATTAAAAATAAACAGCATGGATAGCATTAGAGTTTATAATAATAAAGTGATAATAACATTTGATACATGGGGTAAAAATTTTACGCTAAAAGTGCCACACTATAAAAAATGGCTTTCAATAATAAAACTACTACGCTCAAGAGGGTTCGAGATAACCGAAAATCAATCATACAAAGAACATTATACCTGTTTAAGTAAATTCCATAAAATAGGCATAAAGAAAGATGTAAGGTGCTTAATGGAAATTGGAGCAAATAGAATTGAAGTGCAGTTCGGGCATGTAAAAAATCTTTGGACAGGCATTGCACAGTCATTTTGGGATGATAAAAACGATGATAGATATACCCATCTTTCTTATTTGGAGGCGTGCGCTGTAAACTTAGAAGTTCACAAGCTTATAAAGTTTTGCGACAAGTATAAATTACATTTTGTCGTTGATGATGCTTCTTTATCCCCTGAAGAATACATACTAAATAAGGAGGCAATAAACAAGCACATACATGGTAGCCCTAAATCTTTGTTAGAACTAAAGCAGTCGATAACAGAAGATAGCTACGATTACAAGCACAATAGTAATGATAGGAATAAGAAGAAGATAATATGCGGCGAAAAAAAGTATTTCTATAACTATTGGACAAAGCGTCTTTCATGTGGTATAGTGTGGCATAACATAAACAACATGTGGTGGGTAATATATGGCGGTAAACTAAATAATGTTGCCTCATTTGAATTGTTTGATTATGAGCAAAATATGCCACGCCGACTGCCTGCAAATAAAGAAAAAATAGAATCAGTTATAAAGAAGTTTGAGAAACAAAAAGACTACATGAGGTGTTATAGTATTCAGAAACAATTAGATAAACTTTTCACAGCCGCCTAACCCCATGACCCCGAAAGAAGTCGAAGTAAAAAGATAAGATTATGACAGAAGCGCACTATATAAACGAATTGCCACGGAGAATAGGAGCAGGCAATGTCCTATGCGACCAGATAGCAGCTATTATAGCAAAGTATAGCGGCTTAGAACCTGATGAACTAAAGGAGCGTACCCGAAAGCGTGAAGTAGTAAAATTCAGGCAGCTTTCATGTTGGATAATGAATGACTACGCAGGCATATCAATGCGGGTTATTGCTAAGTATTTCGGTATTGATAGGACAACGGTACTACATAGCAGGAACACGGTTGAAGATGTAATGTCTGTTGATGCTGATTACAGGCGTTACGTTGTCGCAATGAAGGAAGCGGTAAAGCAGCAGATTAACTAAGCAACATTTAACATTCGTAACATTTAAAATGGGATTATGAAAACAAGAGAAATAAAGTTTAGGGCATGGGACGGTAAGAAGATGTACCTACCTGAATATTCAGATAAAGAAGATTTTCACCTGTTATCGGACGGTTCAATAGTTGAAACGCATGAACATGGATTTGATCGGCATGAAATGACATCATACCGTGATAGCAACTGGTCTGTCATGCAATACACGGGGTTGAAGGATAGGAACGGGAAGGATATTTACGAGGGGGATATAGTTAAGTTTCACTATTTCTATATGTCGTTTGGCTACAGCTTAGGGGCGACAGAATCTGAACATTCGTTAATCGGAATAGTTCAATGGCAAGAATATGGGTTTGGGCTTTCTGCAATAAAAGGGAATCATTGGGAGGGATATACGGGATATGATGCGGGCGCAGGCTGCTCAGATTTTATACACCTTGCATCAATGAATGAATCATCTATACATGAAGAGAGTTTTGAAGTTATCGGCAATATTTATGAGAACCATACTTACTAACCCCACCCGCTAAAATATGAAACAGGTAAAGCAAAGCGAAGACCAATTACAGGCAGCATGTGTAAAGCTATTCAGGTATCAACATCAACCGTTACAATGGAGTTTCTTTAGTGTGCCTAATGGCGGATTGCGCAATGTAAAAGTTGCAATGAAGTTAAAAAGTACAGGTGCATTGAGCGGCGTTTGGGATATGTTTCTTTCAGTACCAAAACGGGATAAAAGCGGCATGTTTATTGAGTTTAAAGTAGGACGCAACAAACTTACTGAAAACCAAATTTCATTCAGGAACGCCAATGAAGAACACTATCATTTTGAGGTGTGCTACACATTAGATGAATTTCAAAAAGCTATCAATAATTATTTAACAAGTAAAACTTAGAAAGATGAAAAAGATAATCACACTCACATTTTTACTCGCAGTCGGTATGCTGCTATTGTGTTGGGCTAACGGCACATTTAATGCTTTGCGATTTAGCGGAGTATCAACTTACATGCTATTCCTGCTGTTTGTTGTATATGCAGCTATAATTCTTGACGATATTTTTAATCCAACTAAAACCACGCAACCGTGATTACAAACGAAATGTGGCAGAGGGCGAAGGAAGCCTTTTATTTTTACCGACCAGTCGATACGTTCTATTTCACGTCCGATTTAGACTATTCGCATCGGATTACTACTGCTGCGCAAAAATCAGAGAGCCTACAAGACAAGACTATTCACACCATCACCCGACAGCAAGTAGAGGAGCATTTTAGGGAGCAGGAGGTGAAATATCAGCCTGAAATATGTAATAAGCCATTGTGCAGGTGCATTGAGATTGCAGAACAGAAAAATAGCGGCAATCCTGTAAAAGACTACCCATGTCTTGCGAAAATAGAGCCTGAACAACTAAAATCTGAATTTAGAAGTAAGGATGTGAAGGCTGAAGCGATATTTACTGAAAATGACATGCGGAACTGTTGGCATGCGTCAAAATATTTCTTTACGACTAATCTACAGAATCTTTGTTACGAAGATTGGATAACCGATTACCTCACCTCAAAACAAGCAAAATGAAAACAGCATTAGAACAGGCGATTGAAGCCTGCAAAGAATTAAGCGAAAAGAGCAACTACGCAAAAATGTGTGTTGACATAATGGGAGGGCTAATCCCAACTGAAAATCAGCAAATAATTGATGCTTACAGGGCTGGATGGTTAAATCGTGTCCATGATAGCGGCATGACAGCTTTCGACTATTTCACACAAACTTTTAAAAACGATTGAGATTATGAACTGGATTAAGTTTCCCGATAACATACCTGAAAAGTCAGGCATCTACAAAGTAAGATACTCAAACGGGGTTGAGAGCATGGCTATATGGGCTACAACGGCATCTGGTAAAAAGAAATGGCTATCCCCTATGATAAATAGCGAAACAGTAACAGTATCAGAATATCAAGAAAACCTCACCCCAACACTTAAAAAATGAGCATGATTAACAACTTAGAAACGATAAAAGGCGTAATGAAATTTGATAGCGAGGATGATTTTTACCACTTGCAGATTATCAAAAGAAAAAAGGAACACCCTGAATTGGGAAGTAATTCAATGATAGTAAAAACCTACTACATACGCTCTATTGAGTATCTTGAAAGCAAGATGCCTGAAATTATATCATTGTGCAATTTGCATGATGCAAGAGGGTGCATAAACCTGAATAGGCGCAGTTTTGAAAAGATAGCATATCAAATGCTTATCAAGGTTACAAACCAAATAATGAACAGGGATTTTAAATCAGTTCGCAAGGCGTATGAAAGCGTGTGTGGGCTTCATAGTAGTGAACAGGAAAAGAAGTGGATAATAGATATTGACGAAAAGAACCCCGACATTATCACAATAATTTCAAACACTATTAAGAATTGCGAACCTGACAGGCGGGTGGACAAGGTGGTGACTATCTTAGAAACAAAGCATGGATTTCACCTAATCACTAAGCCGTTTAATGTGGCTGAATTTTCAAAGTTTCACCCCGACATTGACATACATAAAGATAACCCAACCATACTATATATACCCTAACCAACCAACCCCTTAGCCACACTCAATATCCTCGCTTTCCTTTTAACATACCAAATTGCAAGTGTAGCAAGTAGGATAACGAGCAGAACAAGTGAACCCCAAATAACTATCGAGCGGTAACGGTTGCGGTCTGCTGTAATCTTATCGACCTTATCCGTGCAGTCTGATAGTTGTTCTTTCAGGTTATCATTCGCTCCCTGCAATACAGCCAGTTTTGCGCTGTCCTCTTGCGTTTTGGTAGTGTTTGTACTGAATGTATCAACACGGACGTAAACAGGCACAGGAATGCGCACAATGGTCTGTTTAGGCTTATCGGTTGGTGTTGCCTTAATTATACTATCGCAGTTTACGGTAATATACTCAGTTTCACCTTTAACTAAGACAGGCTCACCTTCCTTATAGACCGTATTCGTTACGACACTTTCCTTTATCGGGTAGTTCGTAGCGCAGTATTTTGCACGCTCCAAAGGTTTCTTATCGAGCGTTTTCTCAGCCTTGCGAACTGTGGTGCATGAAGCGAAAAGGAGCAGAAAAATAATTGTTGTTTGTTTCATAATTACTTATTTTTGTGGTATGAATTACCCTTTATTAAAGCGCAGAATGGATAAGTTTTTCAAAGCCGATAATGCTGCTGAGAAACTTATTGCCGACCTAAAGAAAATGGGGTACAAATTCACTAAGAAAAAGCCTACCCGATAGCCTTTATTTCCTCTTATTCAACCAATCCCAGTACCCTTCCGCCTCTTTCTTAATCTCTTCGGGTTCAAAGTTCTTGGTGGTCTTAATAGCGTGCTCTAAGCATCTTGCACGATGGTCACGCTCTTTGATACGATTATGATAGTGCCTGTTCAAAGCACGTTCTACCGCAATGAATAGAGCGAGAAACCCTGCGAATATGTAGCCGATTGTAAGCATGGTTATTCGGGTTTAGTATCATTATTGCCACCCTTCCATACCTTTGCCACCTCTGCAAACGTGGTCAGCCCTAAGCATAAGAACAGGGTAATGAGTAGCGCATACAGGTGCGATAACTCAAACTTCTGAGTTTTCAATGTGGTGTAGGTTTCATTGAAGCATACCGCAAAGGCGAAGATGAATGCAACCATGCGCCTTGACGAACCCCGATATGTGCCGTCTTTGTTAGGCTCAGACAATGCCTGTGATATAAACTCCCATTTTCTGAATAGGAAAAAAGCCATAACCATAGCCGCTACCGAGAATATGATATAGTTAACGTGTTGTGAGTGTAAGTGCATCATTTTGGGTTGTTTTTAGTATTGAACTGATAGTATTTATCAAAATCTTTGTATTCCTTCTTATGCCGCTTGTACCATCTGTCACTGCCGCCCGATGTATAGTAGCACCGATGGCATGATGAGAGTAGGATTAGTAAGAATAGCAGGAGTAATTTCATGGGTTGGTAGCCATTTTATTTTTATCTGCCGTAAATCGGTTTATCTTAGGTTGCGCCCAACTCTTAAACTGCTTATAGTCAGTCAAGGTTTCATTTGCCTGCCGCCTAAATTCGTTCCATCCTTCAAGCTGTATGCCTACGGTGAATGATACTATACAAGCAGATACCACCAATGCGCCCGCCTTTATCCATGTAATCTTGAAGTTCATCTTTTCAAAATCAGTCATTTTATTCCAGTATTATAAGTTTAAGAAATGTTGATAGGTCATTAAATGCCTTTATAGTGCTTTGCTTCCACACCGTGTCAGGCACGTTATAGAACTTGTACGGTACAGGTAAAAAGCCCTGCTTTAAAATGGTATCATTGCGCCTCACCTCGTAGTGAACACGGGAAAGTGTATCTATGTCGATGTAGGCAATGTAAATACGCTTGCTGTCTTGCACGTTGACATAGGGTAGTAGCCTGCTGTTGTCAGTATGCACCTGAGCAGCGCAGTTAAGCGATATGAGAATGAGTAGTATGGTTAGTATGTTTTTCATATTCTATTGTATTGCTACAAACCCTCCCGATGGCGGATAAGTAAATGCTACTGCCCCAAAATTTGCAGTTACGCTGCCTGCTGAATTAATAGAAATCATAGGCATGAGCGAACCTGTTAATCCTGTAAATGATGGATTAGTATTAGTAACTGGATTACCCGAAAGTATTACCGTATTGTTCTTTGCAAACCATGCACGCTTTAATGTGGCATCTATCCACACGCCTATCACATCGCCATTCGTAAAGGAACTGCCGCCCGGGAATGCACCGCCACCCGTGAAAATCTGCCCCGAATTGCCATAGTAACTCCATCCATTCACATCGCTACCGCAAAATGCTGTTAATGATGCACCTGAGTTGGCAACTCCGATTATTATGTTATTGCTTGTATTTGATACGATGGTTATCTCGAAATACCACTTGCCAGATGCTTTAGCAAGAGAGGATAACCCCTTCGTTCCATTCCATCCGCCTGACGCTTGCGTAGCTGTAAGGTTTCCGTTCGATAGCGTAATACTTGCAGCTTTTTGAGCAGGGTCGAATGTTGTGGTACTTGATGCAGTAGGAGCAACATAGATAACCCCTGCAACATGCGGGGTCTGTGCCTGTACGGGTGAGCCGCATAGCATCAATACAATGAGCGATATGTAGTATATTAACTTCATTGCGTTGCCCCTTGAATATTATATGTGTCTGTAGTAGGCGTAAAGTTGATTACCGCCATAGCATACTGCCCCGCCGTTTTCGTACCGCCTCCATAAACCCGTAATGTTGTACCGCTTGCAGTAAATGTTATCTGCCCTGTACCGTTCTGCTGTATCGTGCAAAAAAACGTGCTGCCTAAACTTGTCGGTACGGTCAATGTTATTGCGCTGTTGCTGCTGAATGCGACTATCTTACCCCTGTCCGATGCTTGCAGGGTATATGATGTTGTACTGATTGAGTTAACGCTACTCCATGTCATGTAATTAGCTCCTGCACCATCGACATAAGCCGTTGTAGCTACTTTGGTACTATTGTCGTTCGCTGATTGGGTTGTAGCTGTCGCGCTCGCTATACCCGCACTAAATACAGGGGCAACCGAAAAGGTCTGAACCGCCTGCCATGTATTCGCATGGGAAAGGTTTATTTCGCCATTGACGGTTGATGTGCCTGTGAATGTTAGCGTACTGCCTGTTGATGTTAAAGATTGAACCCCGCCGCTCGTAAAAGTGTAAGTGGTGACACCCGTAACACGTCCCTGTGCATCGGTAGTAACTGACGGTATATGAGTAGCATCGCCATAAGTACCTGCCGTTCCTGTATTCTTTAAGGTTGCGGCAAAAGAACCTGTGCCGCTACCTGTTACATCGCCCGTGAGTGTTATTGTTTGGTCGCCTGTATTCGTTCCTGACAAGTTGCTGCCCGTTACTGTACTTGAAGCCGCTACACTTGTTGGCGTAATGTTTCCGAGGGTAAAAGCTACTGCGGGTGTTGTGGTCGGGTTTGTAACAACTCCGCTCACCCCGTTTGATGGAGTAACCGTGAATGAAGTAACCGAACCCGTCCCGTAACTCGTATTATCATAACTGACAGTAGTGCCTGACATTCGCACAAGACCTGTTCCATTAAGTTGCGCCTGCTTACCTTGTATCGCTGCCCAATGAGCCGTTAAGCTGTCTAAGAACCGATTTACACGGGTATAACCCAAAAGCATATTAGCAGTATCGGTAAATGGCAAATAGCCTGAAACATTAGGTATAGCCCCGCGAACGGCAGAAATACTATCTAAGAACCTTGTAAGGCGGGTATAGCCTGATAGCATGGAGGCTGTGTCGGATATGTTCAGTTTCAGCGCATCTGCTGCCCTTAAATTTTGCTTCGCCGTGTCAACATCATAGACCGTGGCGAATATTGAACTATCAGCATTGCCACCTGTCGGGAAATCTGAGCGTATCGCATTGCAGCTATCGTCTAATGTTTCCTGAGTGACACCTGTTACCGCTGTGCTAAAAAGACTGTCAACCTCATGCGCATTGTAAAAATAGAAGCTGCCTATATTGGTTCGGTAGTAAACATGCTTATTGCCCGTGCTGTCATACCATAACATACCCTCTTTTGTGTAGTTGGTAAACGGATCATAGGACATCGGTATTCGGAAGTACCGCACCGATTCAATGCCGCCCTTTTGACGTAGTAGCTGCGTATTGCTACCTGCGGGCTGAATAGTCTGCCCTTTAGCCGCAAATGATAATAGTATGATAGATAGGGTTAGTAGTTGTTTCATGTTGTTATGGTTCTGCTCTCCATGAGAAATTTACAACCGCAACGCCCGGAGTTGTTGACGTTAGTGTTACGTTTGTTGGCCCGTATGTAGCGAAGTAGTTAACAAAGAATGTCCCCGCTGCGGCATTTGTCGGGGTGAATGTCATATTAGTTGGTGTAAATGGTAGACCGTGAGCGAATACCAACGGTGCGCCTGCGGGGTTCTGTGTTACCGCCCCAACATACTTGCAGGAAATATCCCCACCGTACTCATTTAGATAATGGTCAACCGATGAAGGCCCCGCTACTGGCTTACTATATAAGTTGGTATTTATTGAACCGCCACCGCTTGCAGGGTCATGGAATACGACCTTATTAGGTTGCACCAATGTTGCCGCCGCTGTTGATGAATTTGAAACGCCTACCTGCGTGGCTGCTACATTCGTACTATTAACGCCCGAAACTACATTTATATCCGATGCTGTCTTATGCAATACTATCGCATCGTCTGTGGTATTGCCTGCACTTTCATCGGGTATATATATAACCCTGTTTGCGCTCAATATATCACTAACGATACTGCCATTAACAGACCCACTCGGATTTGAGGCATTATGGAATAATATTTGGTTTGGCGATATTGCTATTGCCGCTGTTGATGTGCTGCTAACTCCGATTTGAGTAGCCGCCATAGAAGCCGTATTTGTGCCGACCTCTACAACTACGGGAGTATTTGACTTGTGCGTTACAAGTGCATCGTCTGCGCTGTTACCGCTTGCAAAGTCAGGGAAATAGAAAGTCTTGTTTGCTGTTGTTACGTTCGACTTTAGTCGGGCATAGAAGCCGCCGCCACCACTACTCCATATCAGCAAATTACCCGCTGCAAGCTGGGAGCGTTCTGTTCCTGTTCCCGCAACATCATATAACGCACCACCTGTAAGATAGGGACTGATAGTTGCGATGTTGTTGATAGATAGCGAACTTTGCCAATCTCCAACCGATGCGGTATAGTTTAGTGCGCTGTCTATGTACCTCATTGCGCTGTCGATGTTACCGCCGACATTGATAGGAGTAATCGAACGCGGTCCCGTTTTGGTGGTTATCTGCGTATTGTTGTACGTCCTGAAATTGGTAATATTTGCCCGTAATATTCCGAGCGTCTGAGCCTGAGATACTGCGGTAATAAGAACAAGTGATAGGATTAATAGTATTCGTTTCATATATTGTTGTTTATTGTTTTTACATAAATGTGTCGTCAAATTCTTCGGTAAATATTCTGCCGAAATAATCAGGAACAGGATTAAATAACGCCTGTTGCGCATCGGTTTTCTCAGCTATCGGAGTTGTTGCATATTGTACTGTGGCAGCATCTCCCGCACGTCTTACTTTCCACAAGTCAGCGAGGTTAGCCGATGATGATGGATTGTATAAAATATACGGGTAGCCGTCAATAGTCAGGTTATCAGACAAAACCGCTTCTGTTGCCATAACTAAACCGTAATCGGGTAAGCCTGTTGAATTTTCACCAATCTTTAACTCCCATGTTCTTTGCTGCAATGTCCTAAGTTGATTTTGTAGGTAAGACTGTTGCAGGTAGCCGATATTCAAGGCTTTCAGGCTAAGCGGATATACATATCCTTCCCACCGCTGCATGAATACAGGGCTGTACGGTATTGTATTTGTCGGGTAGTCGTCATACCACCCTGATATAAGTACGTTTTTCTGAGCGTTTGAGGTAGCGTAGTTAAATTCAAATTTCAGCGTATTCTCATACGATGCACGAACGAGTATAGGCTCTGAAAAGGTCTGCGAGCCTACGGTTGCTGTGTCCTGATTGTAATTATCCAACCTCAGACAATAAAACTCATTATCGCCCAAATCTGCTGCAAAGTCTGAGAATTTGAATACCCACATAGAAGATAGCAGGTAGTTCAGTGACTGAGTGTAGGGATTGATAATAGTGTTAGCCGATACGAACTGGCAGCCCTTCCAATATGGTGCTACATTCAGGTTTATAGCTGTTATTTCGTAGCCGTACTGGTCGCAAATATATAGTTGTGGCGGAGTGATTGCTGTTGCTAATGATGCCTGTGTATGCACCATTATTACTATCTCGTCTGTATCGGTGAATTTCTGCTTATAGTAAAGATTTGCCTGCCATTGTTTGACTGTTTGGCTGTAACTGGCTTGCCCTAAAACATTTAGCCCCGTTGGTATAGCGGGGTAGAACGCCACAGATGTGGACGGTGGGAATAGGGTAATAGTAGCCATTCAGATGATAGGGTAACAGTATGGGTTTATGGCAAAAGGTCAACGGCTAATTTTTGACGGTCTGCTGGTCAAAATTAAGGTAATATTTAGATTTAACAAAGTGATTTGAAAATAAATGTGGTTTGTGGTTCAAAGTGTACTTCTGGGCAAAGCAGGCAATAAATCAGGCAAAACGGGCAAAGAAATAGGCAAAACGGTTGAATTATTTGGCACTATTATTGCCTATCTTTACTACTCTATAAGCCCTGTCTTAACGACATGGGTAAACTATCAACACATATTGCACTTACCGAAGCCGAAGCGTGGATGGCTCTTATAGTCGCATGTATTCATGTGGACAAAAAAGAAATGTCAGTACGTGAATCGGGGCTTGTAGGCAATCTACTCGTTACTGTCCCTGCGCTCGAAAATGGCGTAGGTCATGCCGCATTTAACAAGATGTACCACCTTTGCCGTGAGCATGGTTCTTATGCGCTTATAGATGGTTCTTTTGGGCTTGTATCTACTGATATGCGACCTACTTTATTTACTCATTGCGTAGCAGCTTGCGTGGTTGATGGTGCGTGGAATGATGCCAAAAAGAAGATACTGTACCATATTGCGCACTTACTCGAAATCCCTGCAAAGTTCTTTAGCGAAACGGTTAGGGTTATGCTTGTTTATTGTAGAAAGAATGTAGCGGGGATAAAGTAAAAACCCCGCAAGGCGTTGCGAGGCTCTTATTATCGTTAGTGGGAGCTAACTTTTACTTTATCGGTACAAATGTAGTTATTTTATTCGTATTAGCAAATGACAGGTCTACTCCCTTGCAACCCCTAAGATTGCGAAGGTTTCCGATGTTTAGGTAGTTAACTTCAACTACTGGCTCACATCATCATGCTATGCTTAACTGTTGCCTCCCATGCAAGTATCAAGGAATCGGGTGTTTACTCTTTGCAAGTCGTTAGTTGTTACCTGTGAAACATTGCTAACTATTTTCCCCTTGATAATACTTTCCGTCCTATACCAAACATTTCTGCCTCAAATCGGACGGTTTCCTAAGTTAATAGCTGGTCTTTCATTTACAAATAACGCCTTATTTGTGCGGGTGAAACCATTTAAGACCGCATTACCTACAAATTTACTTATAGCATTTTTTCTGACAAAAAGAAGTTATTCACATTTTTTCAACGAAAATTATTTTTTGGCAGGCATTTTGGTATATTTGGCTAAACGGCTCATATATGGTATCTGAATCTGACTTTGAAGAATTGCGTAATGAGGTTTCTCTTTTAAAGAGCGAACTAATATCGATGCACTCGTTATTGATGAGCGTGGTAGAAAATAAAGTAGAGGTAAATTCAGGAATTATACTGAGTAATAGCAAAATGGTTGCTGCATACACAAAGCATTTATCCGAATCTAAACTTTTTAAAAGCAAGAACTGATGAAGTATATTTTGCTCCAAAGCAGCAATGATATGCTAGTATTTAAAATAGCAGGGCTATTAATAGTTTTCATTGTCTGCGTTTTTATAACTAGGGCAATATTCAGCATACCCGAAATAATCAAAAATCTAAAGATGCAGAATGATACATTACGCCGCATAGCCGAAAAGCTAGGGGTTGATGTTACTGAATTAAAGGACCTTCACAATAAAATTCAAGATTGATTATGAAGCATATTATAATAGTTGCCGCTGTATTACTTTGCATTGGATGCAAGAAAAAAGAAGATAGCAAAAAGACAGAAGATATAAATTCAGTCGCTTCGATCATTGGCTTACAGTTTGAGCATAGGTATAAAATATCAACCTATTCAAACCCCGCAGTAGGTAGCGATACTATAATGTTTCATAGTAACGGTACGATTACTGAAAGCCGTGGCGTATATGGAGATACTACATACCCCGCCGTTATGGTTATCGGCTCAAATGGTTCTACTGCCATACTCAAAGATGGCTATTCTATCAAAGTGAAAATACAATCAGCTAACCACCTATCGAAGTACGCATTTATGAAACAACAGGCATTGAGCGGGGATAGCGTTACTGTGTCCACTTTCCTAAGTGGCGATATTGCTGTAAATAATACCGCTCACTTAGGCTGTGCATTTCGTAATGTAAATATGTGGTTGCATTAAATGACCATATCGGGAGTTGCCAGTAGTTCAAATACGGTAGCTTCCGATGTTCCTGCGCTTTGCGTAGCTTTCACAATAAAGCCTTTATATTCCTTAGCAGGTAGGTATGCTTTTTCTTTCCAGTAAAATCTAACATATCCGTTCGGGTTGTTGTTCAGTATTTGGTACATATTTACAGGGTACTTTGACTTAACCTTTATTTTGATAGGTTTCCAAAGAGGGTCAGGCAATGAACCAATAAGAATATCTTTAAATTCTGTTATCGGACTTGCTCCTGCTCCAACCTCCAAATTGCTTTCAATACCCGATAGCGCAGTTACCGTATTATTGTACTGCATTACGGTAGTATTCCTGAAAGTCAGGTAATCCGCATCCATTGTATCTAGCACGCTCCTTAACATGCTGCCATTATCCCTTTTCAGCGTCCTGCATGGCGATAGTTCGATATTGTATGCCGTGTCGGGGTATCTCATGCCGTATATGTACGGAGCGGTAGATGCCGTACTGTCGTAACTCTGCGCAGCGGGTAGATTAACTCCGTTCCTTTGCGTCAGTTGGTAGAAATCAGTATCAACAGGGTTGTTTACGGGGTCATATACTAAGTGCGTATATAGCGGGATGGTAGGCGATGGCAGGCAGTATAGCGCAACACTCTGATTATCGCTTGAAGGGCTTGAAGGGTCGTAGCTAGTCCCTATCGGTTGGCTTACCTGCTGCGCTCTTATTTTCTCAATGGCAAACGGATCAACGACAATGCCGCCCTCCTGATAATCCATAGTTCCGGGCAAAGTTGAAACGGGAGTGTTAAAATACAACTCCGTATGCACGGGGTCAATACCGAAATCCCTGTTGGTTTCTATCTTGCTATACCCTAGTTTTAGATTGCTTCCTATGCTCTCAATTGATTGCTCAATTTCTAAATTAGATACATCATACCCTAAGTCGAGTATCATTGTACTGCTGTCAAAGAAATATCCTAAGTTTTCAATCCTAAAGCTATCGCCCTCTATTGCTGCTCCGCACCCTAGCACCTTTTTGCAGAAATCGAATAACTCATTTAAAGACATGCTTATATAAGACTGCCCTTGCAGGTCATGCAGGCAATATGCCGATGTAATCAATATTTGATATGGCACACAATCTCCTATTGCAGTAACGGTAGGGTCATTTAAAAAGTCGCTTACCCCTGTGTATGGCGTGGTTACTGGCGTAGGGAAACCGTATCCATTTGTTTGTCTAGTCGGTAGATTCGGCACAATCTTTTCAAGCAAAGTTCCTAACCTGAAAGCGGCAGCAGGTGAAGCAGGGAATGAAGGTGCTGCAATCGGTACGCCCGATGTGCCGCTGTCAAACTTTGACGATATGCTGAAATTGAGTGCCGATAGGTCAAAAGCTGTACTAGCTGCTAAACCAATGCCGCTACCGCTCACCCCGTCATAAATGATGCTGAATACGTAAACCCTATCATAGTTCAATGTGATGTTTACTAGCCCGCTGTCAAATACGCCATTGCTAGGTGGTGCATATCCGCTAAAAGGAGAAGCGGGCAAATTATATTGAAGTATGCTATCGTACTTAAATTCACCCGCTACAATTACAGGCAAATCGTTTTGGTCAATCTCGAATAACACAAACCCAATAAAAGGGTCGGGAGTAGTTGCGCCTGAATCAATAGCGCCGTCAAATTTGCCCCAAACCCTTACCGACACATCAACAGCACCCGTGCCATTTGGCAATAGGTTTTTCAGGCTGTAATTACTTCGTGTATATGGTTGGCTATTGTTCGCACCTCCAAAATCTATTTCATTTATGACATGCAGACCGCCCGGAGTTTGATTGCCTTGAATTAAGAATTTAGAAAGAATATCATTACCTATGAACGTTGTTGCTCCATTGTTTTGAGTAATGTTATATTCTGCCATTGCAGGGATAGTATGTGCTGTATCGCCAATAATCCCGTGATGAAAACCTAGTATGTCATTAGGGCTTCGATAGCTTAAAAGGTTTGTTGAAGTTGCCGAACTTTGATAAGATGAACTGTACAGAACCTTAATACCATCATGCCACACCCATACGCTATCATTCAACACCCACGTACCGCCTGAATCCCGCCAAATAGGAATATTATACTTAGTATCTCCGTAAGCCTGCAATAGCCTGAATAGTCGATTATCCAAAGTAGATATAGCTAATAACCCCTCATTCATATCGTCTTTATAGGTCTTAAAATCTAATTCTGACTGATAGAATAGCGTGTACTGCCCGTAGTTTGACGGGTCGGACATCCATATAGTAAATGTGCAAAAACCCTGTATAGACTGCGTTCTGCGTATCTCTTGTATGATTGCCCTAGCGTCAAGGCTAAAGCTGAAAGCCCCGTTACTAGACATTGAGCGGAATATACCCATATATGACGGGTCTCTTGTCCATGTTACAGACGTTTTATCCCAACCGTCAGGCAAAGTAATGTATGATGTTGCCGAGGTAGTAGATACCGTATATGTTGCATTGTCATTCAGGGTAGCAAAATAGTAGTTACCTGCCGCGTCCTGAAAAGACATTTTAAATAAAGGGTCAAAAGCCATGATAGGGTTATCTTAGTTTAAGGTTCTTGTTTTCTCTTATTGCGTCAGCTATGCTCGTATCTTTCGGTATATGCACCCTAGAGCGGAATACACTCTCAACAACTGCCCCAAAACCATCGTCTAACTTATCGCCTAGCACCGCTGTCATCGTCTTAATCATTATGTCATTATTTGCTTGACTTTCCGCCTGATGCAAACCAAATTGAGGCAATGCGGTAATGTTTGCAGTAGCATATTGTATCAGCTTATTCATTGGTATTACATGCGTCCCTAAAGGCTCATTGTACAATGTGCTTTTATTGCTTGACCAGTAAGCAGGCTTATTAGGTGGCGCAATAAGTTCTTTTTCGCCACCGTCACCCGCTATAAACATCGGGGTATGTGTACCCCCGTCAGGAGTACCGTACTTATATTGAGGTATTGGTACGCTAGAGGCTGCCGCTATCTGCGCTGCGCCTACCGATGCTATTATTGCTGCTACTGCGGGATAGAACGGAGCGGTAACAGGGTTAGATAAATAGATAAGTGCCTGCGCTTCCGCTTGTGCTACTGATGCTATTGCATTAGCTATGGCTGCCGCCTTTTCAAACTTAGCCTGCTTTATCTCTATCTGTTGTTTCTCTTTCTCGATTTGGTTCTGTTGCGCCTGCGCTGCTGCTGTAATTCTTGCAATCTGATTATCTTTAGTAATCTGAAAATTAGTAGTAGCCTGTATCTTTTGTATCTCCTGCTCTGTGGATATTCTTAGTTTGCGCTCTTTGATATCAAGCTGCATTTGTTCTTTAGCCAACCTGTTTTCCTGTATCTGCAAAATAGCATCTGCTGCTTTCTTAGCTTCCTCTATGGCTGTGGCTGCTAAATCCCTATATGCTTCTTTCTTTTTCTTATTCAAGGCAAATTCAGCATTTGCTACATCATTGTTAGCCTGCGCCAAATCGTTTTCAACAGACCTTAAATTTATGAGTGCCGCCGTCTGCGTCTTAATAGCTTCCTCTTTTTTCTTTTGGTCAGGGGCTGCATCTACTGCGTTTGTTGCTGAATTATATGCAGACTGCGCAACTGGTAGTTTTTCTCCCGCAATAGCAGCCTCTTGCCTGCCTTTTCTTATGGCGGCTAATTGCGTAGCAACAAACGATCTATTCTCTTTCCCTGCAATCGTTCCTTTGCCACTAATAATGCCAGTAAGCTGATTTAGTAGCCCCGTTTCAGACTTCAATAGCAATGGGGCTGCTGTCTTGTTTATTTGCTCCGATACCTTGCTGAAATAGTCGTTTACTAGGTCTAGCCTGTCTTTGTAGCTGTCCTTATCTACCTGTTTCAGTCTTTCATCTAATTGCCTTTGCGCCTCAATGACCTGCGTACTTTCGGTTATTGTCTGCGCCTGCTGAATGAATTGCGCTTTCAATGCAGTCTTCTTAGCTTCGCCCTGCGCATCAATCGCACCTTTTAGCAGGTCGTAGTCGGGCAGCCCGAATGCCGCTGAGTTCTTTAGTATATCAGCGTTGCCGCTAGATAATGCCGCTCCTGTTGATAAACTACCTGCGTACTGCTGCTGCGTTAGTTCAAACTGTGAATTTTTGCGCTCTTGCTCTCCTATCTGTTTGAGCAATGATAGTAGTTTATTGTAAGTAGCTACGTTGGCATCGCTACCGCCTACCTGCTTAATATACTCGTCCCTGCTTCGCTTAATGTCATTAGCTAGCAGCATGTATTTTGCACGGGTATCATTCACAATCTTATCAATGCTTGCAATATCTTCTTTCTGATTTGCTAGCCTAAACTGCTCCTGAGTTGTAGCTAGTTGCTTTGTTAGTTCTATTGTCTTAGCATCGTGAATGCCACGCACTTTTGCAGCAAATGCAGCCTGCGCTACTTCGCTTTCGTTCTTTTTGTTCTCAATCTCCTGCTGTGTATCTTTTACGGTTTCTCCATACTGCTTAGTAATGAATTTCAGGTTTTTGAACACGGCAATTTGTTTCTCGTCTGCGCTAAGGTCTTTTGTACCCTTAAACAAATCGACATTAAACTGCTCCTGAACTTCTTTTGGCAGCCCGCTATTCTTTACCGCCTTTACCAATATACTAGCATCTAATTGCCCCGTAGTTGGGTTTGATACTGTTGAAGTGTTGGCAATTACTTTATTAAGTTTGTCATATATGGCTAGCTTTTCATTGAGTTGCGCTAGTTCCTTTTGCCTCACAATATCGTCAGCATCCAAAGTTTTCTTTTCATAGTCGTATATTTCACGGTTTATTACTCCGATAGCCTTTAGAAGATTTGCTTTCCTTCTTAGCCCTTCCGCTGATTCATCTGTTGATTCATTAAGTTTTCTTTGTTGTTCTGATAGCTTGTTTAATGCGTCCCCTACGTCAGCAAATGCCTTTTGAATGTCCTTGCCCGACTGAATAGCCCTTGCTTGCTTTTCAATCCATTGTTCAGTCCACTTTATATTCTCCATTATTGAGGTAGTGAACATATCTACCAACTTTGCACCCGCTTCAAACGCAAGGTTGAATATCAGGAAACCCGCTACGCCACGAAGTAAATCACGCTCAATAAACTGCGCTATTTTCTCTCCTGTTTTGCCGAATGCGCTACCATAGTTACCTACGTTCCTTTGACTGTTCCCGATAGCCTTATCTAATTCTTTTACCTGAACATCTAAGGTTTGTATCTGCTTCTGTAAAGCCCCGCCCACCTGTACATTTTCACGCTCTGATTGACTTAAAGCCCTATATCGCTCCTTTAATTGGAATAGGGATTGGCTTAGTTCGTCCATGCTACCCTTAGCCGCAAAGTTTTCCTTCACCTGACTTTTGATAGCAGAAGTGGTGCTGCCTATTTCAACTTTTAATTCCTGTTGCCTACGTGTCCATGTTGCTAGGCTCTCATTGTTTTTATCAACATTGCCTTTACCCTCTACAATATCTTTATTGAGGATTTTTAACTGTTCGGTTACATACCCCAATTCTAGTTTTTGTTGCGCTAGCTTATCAGCGTTTGCCGCAACAGATTGACCATAAGCATTATTAACGGCCTGTAGTTGCGCAGTAGCATCTTTGTTATCTTTTTGCAGGATAGTAAGTTTATCTATTGCCTCCTGCTGTTTATTTATGGCATTAGTAAGCGTGTTTATGCTTTCCGCTCCCTGCAAATCAACCTTTATCGTAATTGCATTACGGTTAATTTGGTTTATCGTTTCTTCTACACTCATTAACCGCTTAATCAGCTTGTCAATGTCGGGGTCAACATTCCCCCACGCTACTACATTACTAATATTATCTGCCATTTGCTTGGTCTTTTAGGGTTTCAATATGTTCAATCAGTCGGGCTTCGAGTATAGCAAAATCCAGTACGCTCATTTGGTCGTCATAGCTGCCATGCTCCACTTTATTTATGTCGAATATCCTTTGCCTGAAATTTGATAGTTTCTGTACATGGGTAAGGTCTTTTGATTTGGTCTTAGCCTTATCCAGTTTTTCAAGGTCTTTCAGTAGCCGCTTGTATGTAACATCGTTTGATATTTCACCCCTGCGCACTTTCTCTAAATCGTCCTCTAAGCTTTCCTCTGTGAACTGGTAGTTGAATTGCTTGTATAGGTTGCGCAATGCTTCCGCTCCTGCTTGGCTGTACCGCTCCCGCATAACCATTGCTATGGTATTTATCAATTCCCTGTGTAGTTCAATTGCTTTGATCTGGCTGACTACTTGCAGATATTCCTTTATTTCAGTATCGCCTTTAGCCTCATAGTATTGGCTTAACAGGTCGGTAAACGCCTCTTTCCTTTCATCTTCGCTCCCTTCGCCTAATACCGACAAATCATTGTCCACGCAGCAGGTTATAAAGTCTTTCAGTTTGAGTACGGCAATAGAAGTAATCAGGTTTGACTTTATCGGCTCATTTTCGGGCTGCTCTATGGCTTCTGTGGGTATCGGCTTACGCTTACCTATCCACGCTACTAATGGCGGGTAAAACGTCTTATATCGCACAGATTGCAGGCAATACTCAATGGCTACTATGCCGAATGGGACAACTAAGTAGCCTATCCAGTTATTCAGGTAATGCCCGACTATAATTGAAATGATGAGGGCTAAAACGACAATGCCCAATGAAATAAAATATTTTCGGCTATTTGGCATGTGAGTATGAAAGTTTTGTAACTTTATAGCGCAAACGATACCCGCCAAAGTAAACCCCTTACGAAACTTGCAAGTAAGCCCCCGATTTCTCAGATTGGGGGTTTTTATTTATATTTGAGGTATGGACTACTCTATTCTTTTGACAATACTTTTTTGCAGCGCATGTGCCGTTATTGCAAATCTGCTTTACCGAATGAAGCAGCTTAGTACGCTAAACAAAATGAAGGACGAACACATTAATACGCTCAGAACTTATGTCGATTTGCTGAAAAAAAGAATAGCAATTAATCAAACCTACTCCCCACCTTCTCGTTGAATGTCGGTGCGATAATGCGCCACACAACACCCTTATTTTCTTCGGTCAGTTCAAATGATTGTAAGTCCCGTTTCTTTAAGTAGCTGCTGATAGTATTACCGTCATTGGCTGTTGTTGGACTATCAAAACTATATTCACTACCACTCACGCTGATATTCATTTCTGCCTGAGTTTCGCCAGTAAGACTATAATCCGTATGGCCAGTATAAACACCACGTTTAATCTTACGTTTACGGTAATCATTGGTATATGGGTTTAATGCTGTTCCCGTACCGCTTACACCTTCTTCATGCTGCTGCTGTACCAATACGCCTACAACCTCTTGTTTATGCTCTAACAGGCACTCTCCCGCTATGTTTATCACATCGGTTTGCAAGACCATAACAGCCTCACGAAATGCGGCTACTGTTCCTGCTTCTGGCATTTACTTACTTTTTGGTTGGCTTAGTTTCCTTTGCAGGTTCTTCATCTTCTTTCGCTTCTACTCCTGTTATGGCTGTGTAGATTTCCATAGCATCCTCTTTGGACTGTCCTTGTCCTTTAGCCCAATTGTAGAAACCCGTGAATGATAGAGATTTCACCCACTCTGCGTTATATGATACTCCGTGAATAGTCATGATAAATAAAATTAAGGTAGCCCCGATATTTCACAGGGCTACCGTTAAGAAAATGGATTAGAATGTATGCAATGCAGCGTTCGGTATTTCCGTAACCACATTTGAGTTAGCTATTACGCCATTCACTACGGAAGGTGCAGCACTCATAAAGCGTACCACATCGCTTGCTGTTGGCGCAACTGCCAGTACGCATTTAACATACCAGTACACCTGTCCCGCTACTGTAATAGTGCTGAATGTTGATGTGCTGATTGTTGCCGCTGCGCTCGTAGTCGTATTGAACGCTACGATACAGGCATTTGTCAACACAGAGGCGTACTGCTCTATGAAGTCTAAGCTGTCCTGTCCGAACTTAATGCCGAGTACCGCTGTTGTAGTAGGAGTAATACTTAATGGTGTGCCGAGGGTAGCAGTCAGGTCAGTAAACACAAGGTTTTGCAGCATCGTGATATTCGAGGCGTTGTAGTTAGCCTGATATATCTTGAAGTTCTGCTCCATTTCAGCAACATCGGTAAGCGTACACTCAACCATGTACTGATTGCCTGTTGTTGTAGTCTGTGGCTTATGGCTTGGGACAAACAACTGTGTAAGGCTGAACGCTTTTGCGCCTGTGCTGTCGTAAGTATTCCACCAGTTACCGTTGCTGTCTATAATGAAGATGTCACCGCCCCAATTGTTGAAGCGTGTCATTTCGATATAGTTGCCCATGTTCTGCATGTACCTGAATGAGAACTTTTTAGGGAAACTGTAAATAGACAGGTTGAATATACCCGTGTCCTCTGTTGAGGTGTCTTTTGTCTTGTCCTCGAACTTATCGAGTTTGGTCAGTGCATACCACCTGCCGCTGCGTGCATCGGCTGTGAATTTTGCGTTTACATACGTTGCGAATGCTGATTGGCTTGCCATAGCAGAAGCAGGTATAATAGTACCCTTTGGAGCGAGTACGAGAGCGACAGGTATGCCCGGCTCTACGAATGCAGGTATGTAGCCTGTATTCCCTACGTTTACATAACCGTTGAGGTTATCATTATTGTATGTTCCCATTGTTGATAGTGTTTATTTGGGTTTTAAAAAAGGGTTTGTTACGTTAAATCGGTAAAGGTTATTGTTACGAAATCGCCATCCTGAAAGCCTGTCGGGTCGCCTGTTTTTGTCCATCCACCTGTCGCCCTGTCAAAGTCAGGCACAGATACATTCTGCTCGTTATACACAAAAGGATACTCCATGTTCTTATACGCTAAGTAGCCATTAGTATCTCCATCCCGCTTAGGTGTCAGCACATTAGTTGGTGCGTATTCCTGCTGAATGAACTGCCCGTTACCAACCGCAATAAGCAATGAAGGGTCTGGGGTAGTCTTTATGTATAGTACGATAGAGCGTTGCATTGGTACAGGTTGCCTTTGTGCCGCAGGCGATGCGTTCTCGTTCGGGTTGTAATGAATTTCAAGTAATATTTTAAAGCAAAACTTAGGGTGCATGTCCTTATTCAAGGTGTCTTTTTTCTGCTCTCCGCTGTACTTATCAAGCACTTTGTCAACATCTTTGATAACGTCCTTTACCGTCCATGTACAGCCATTGAACTGTATGAAGTTGATAACGCTGTTTACAAAAACATCGTCAAGACGTTGCCCATCCGCATCTGATATGCCTGCTGGGGTAATCTTAGATAAATCGACAAAGAACATCAACTCGCAATTTGCTGTGTAGTCCCCGTTCTTCTCCTTTTTAATCGGATCAACAGAGCCGAAGTACGACAGCATTGCCAAAGTATCCTCAAAGAACATTCCACCTCTTACGCTTGCACCCTTACCATCTGTGTACTGGTCGCTACCAAAGTATTCGGGTATGTACCCGCTTCTTTCGTTATTCCTGTACACTCTGCCGTATGACCTGTATAGGTCGGGCGTAGTCGATAACCCGCTTAATACTAACTGCCATTCATATAGCCTCGTTTGTAAACGCTGAATATGAAAGTCTAATCCGTATGGTCTTGGGAGGGTTATGTTCATTGGTGGTTAACTTAAAATCCGACAGTATTACCGTCAGTCTTTTGAAACGTTGATTTCACCCGCCTCATTTCCCTGTCTATCTGGTTTTTCAGACCTTCAACATAGGGTATGTCCTCGGCAACTTTTACGCCATTTAACTGAGCGTATAGCTCTGGCAATTGTGCGATAGCCTGCACCGCTCTTTGTGTACCATTTGTCTGATAGCTAAAGATTAAGTTCTTGACTACTCTCGCAGCCATAACAAGACCTAAAAACTCATCAAACAAACCTGCTTTAGCCGCCTGCACTATGTTATTGGTAGCATCTACATAAGTAGTTACCTCCACATTCATACCGTAGGTGAGGTTATTTGCCCCGATATTATTACGCTGAAAGTTTTGATTTCCTTGTGGGTCTATCCAAAGCGGTGCGCTATAAGACCAGATACTGCAAGGGTGAAACACGGTATTGAATATCGGATAGTAAACAGCTTGGCAAGTACCCAAATCAGCCTGATAGTAACCGAAGTAGAACAGTCCGCCCTTATTCACAGCAGGGGTTAGGTAGTTCATTATCGCATCGGTTGACAAATCAATAATAACCTGCTCATAAGGTGATACTGTTACGCTTTTCGTGTAGATTGGCGCAAGTGTCATATCATTGTACAGGTACATATTGAAGGTCTTAGCCTCTGTAAAAAACAATTCTAAAGAGTTCATCTTTATCGCATGGTCACCCGCTGCAATAAGTATTTTAAGACCTACAAACTGATTGGTATTAGGTACAGGCTGAGGGTATAGTATCGTATCGCCACGCTCGAAAACAAGTTTAGCAGGGTCGATTATCTCTGGTGCGGTATAGATAGAGTTAAGGCATTGGAATACAATCGCTCTTTGTTCGCTTGCAAGGTAATCAACCAACGTACCAGACTGAGGGCGCATAGCATCTAAGACCGCCGTATCACATAACGGGTGGAAGTCCTCAAAGTATCGCAGGCTTTCACTTGCAATACTCTGAGAGTTCCATAGTACCCTGTTTTTCAGGGCATCATATACCTTTACTCGGTCTATCCCGTTAGTAACTGTCATTGTCGGTTAGGTTCTTAGTATTTATAGCCTACTGTACCTGTGTAACTTGCTGTGCAAGTGCCTGTGGTTATTGCTCTCATCTGGTAGTATTGGAAAGGAACCGCACCTACTGGAACAGCCCATTTGTAATGAGCCGAGCCATCTGTAATTGTTGCTGATGCTCCCTGACAACCAGAACAGGTAGTTGTAATACCTGTGAGCGTTACCCAATTGGTATTATCCGTGCTGCCCTGCAATACTGCTGTACCTGCCAACGTGCCTGTAATCTTTGTCATAGACAAATCAAACACCATAGCATAGTTGCTGTTCAAGGTCATACGGATATAACCTGTGTCAGCATTGGTCAGCGTATCAAGCCTGCCAGAGGTAACAGGTGTAATAGTGCCTGCAACCACTTTGTTGATAGTACCTGTTGTTGAGGTAAACGGCGTATATGTACCGAATGAACCCCTTACCTGCGCTTCTGCGCTATATCCGATAGCTATTAAAGCTATAATTGCGATTAACTTTTTCATTTTGATAGTTATAAGTTTTGAGTTAAACAATTACGGCATGATAGCGAACTGATAAATAGGAGTTTCGCCAGTATTCGACAACTGCGAAGTGATGAAAGCAGCGGTAAAGCCTATCTGCCAGTTCTGTGTCTGTGACTGTGCGTAGCCGTAAGAACCTGATGTATCAGATTGGTTGTTCCATCCGAATATCTGGTATTCCAGACCATCGTACTTATCGTCACCGATAGTGCCATAACCACCGACATACTGATCGAAGGATTTAGAGAAGCCCGGAGCATAGTAGTTAGCAGGCATCCACGGAACGAACGCAAACGCATTCTTAGGCATAACCAAAGCCGTACCATTCGTGTATTCTGTCTGTATTGCTACCTCTGTACCTAAGTTCAAATCTTCCCAGATATTATCGAAGTAACCGCCCGGAGCAGGTGCTGTAGGGGTTTTCGCAAACTGGTAGTTCAGGTTAGTGGCGTTCATTGTGCCTTGTGCTGAACTGAACTGGAAGTTAGGGTAAAGGATTGGGTCAAACAGGGCATCGTAAGTAGATGCGCCATAGCTTGACTGCCTCATAACAGAGGTCATATCAGCGTATGGGTTCTGTCCGCTTATTTCATAGCAGGCATTGCCGCTGTTGAAGTTTGCATTCAGGATGTTCGATACACCCAAAGGCAGAACGGTAGTACGGTTGCTGTAAAGGTTAGAAGTCAACCACTCACGAATACGGGTACGGATATTACGCATTGCCTGTTTTGCCTGATTGTCAAAAATCTGGGCGAACTGGAACACGTTATCAAGACCTGAAACGTTGTAGGTTGCAAATGTTTCCGTGAATGACACGAAAGTTAACGGTATCTGTACAGAACTGCCGAGCGTACCTGTTGGCTGTGTAGTCATACCTGTGCCACCTGTTGAGGCGATGCGGTTGAACTGGTAGCCGTAAACAGGGCGTTGTGTAGATTTCTTAATGGAGTTGATATCCATTACTCCCTCGAAAAACTGTTGGTTGTTGAGGGCATACGATAGTACGGCTGTATCGAGTTCACGCACTTCATTTGCGGCAAGACCAGCACGTACACGACCCTGAAAGCCTAAGAGGGCTGAGTCAGCATAATTCGCTAAAGACATTGTTAGGTAAATTGATAGGGTAAAAGATGTTATTTATATGTGAGGTACAACCTCGTGCATAAGCGGTACAACCGTTCAACTTGTGAGGTACAACCTCGGAGAAGTGAAGTATAAGTAAGGATGCTTTGACTTATACGAAAACAAAAGTAAAACTACTTATTGAAATAAAAAAATAAATTGTCCGATTTTTGAGGACAAATGTCCGATACTATAAATCAAACCCAGTACACCACCTATCAACTGTGACTTCTATTGGGGTTAGAGGCTCTATTAACTTGTACCCTGTTTCGTACCCGCCCGTTTCGTAAACCTGCCCTGTTTGATTATCGGCAAACTTTACCTCTCCGCCAACTTTAGCAAACTTTAAACGGCTGCGTAATATTTCATCTTCTGTTGGCTGCTTAAAATGTCCGTGAGTTCTGTAATATTCAAGGGATTCCAGAATGCTTTTTGCTATGCCCATGTTCACTTTATCAAAGAATGTAAAAACATTTCCGTTGGTCAATTCTTTATCATGATTTAATGGTTCACGCATAACACAAATATACTAAAAAGGGACGGTAAAAACCGTCCCACGCTTAGCCTATGAAAAAAGAAAACATCGTTACGCTGCGTCCTGCGCATGGTTAACCTGCAATGTGGTCAACTCCTGCATATACTGCGCCCTTTGTGTCGGGTCTGTTCTGTCGTACTTCTCGTTCAATGATGCAATAGCCTTATCATAAGTAAAGCCCTTACCCTGCGATGTGTTATGACCTGCCGCATTGGTTGAATGATGGAACTGCCTTGATTTGTCGTTATTATCGGCAGACTTTAGCCATCCGTCATTGCTCTTGTAGGTTTCGGCTATCACTTCGGCACGATCACGTGCTTTCTCCAACGTGTCTTTTACGGGTTGACCAGACTTTTTATCAATGATAGTACCGTTTTCACCCAATTCGTACAATCTTTCGATACGTGCCACATGTTCCTCTGTGGTCAGAACAGGGTTAGCGTCCTTCGGTATCAGCTTGGCGTATTCGTCAAACCTTTCACGCTGTTTGTATTTGCTCTCCCAATCTTTAGCCTTACCCTCATATTCGGGTATCACTTTCTCTTGCAGGTTTTTAATGCTTTCCTGCAATTCCTTCACCTTCTGGGCTGGCTCAATCTTAGCTTCTTCGATGGTCTTTTTCTGGATTGCCTCGATAACTTTCTTATGGTTCTTAGCATCGGTAGTGGATAGCCCTAAAGCCAATTCCTCATTAAGTTGCTTACCAAATATTTCTGGATAGGCTTCTTCATGCCCCTTCTTTACGTTGGCTTTCAGTTCTGCTATCTTCTCATCGGTCAGCAGCGTACCCTCTGGCAAAGCAATATCAACCTCTGCCTCATCGGTAGCGGCTTTAATCAATGCCTCTGGGTCAATGCCCAACTGTTTTAACCTGTCTTTCTGCGCTTGCTTTAGCATATTGATAGTTTTTAGTTAGTAGTGTTGTTTGTTTTTATGTTGAGTTTGAAGTTATGGTTTATAACCTGACCGTTATGTAGTACAGGCTCCCATGCACATTCGCATGATAAACGCTGACCATCGCTCACCGAACCTTTAGGGAAACACCATACAAAATGGTTTGGACTACCTGCCTGCCTCCAATCGGTTGCACCATTCATCTTAGCCGCTCCCGCTTCTGTTGTTCTGATAGGGCGCACCATTTTTACAACCTGTATGCCTGTTGCATAACCTTCTGCTCCTTGACCCATTCTTGCAGGGTGCGTGGATGGTCTGTTTCCCATCGTAATATCGATTACCCACAATTCAAAAGGCTGCTGTAATGGGCTTACTCCTGCAAGCGGTACATTCGGCTTACCTATGCTGTCTGTTTCTACATGCTTAACCGCTTTCCTGTTCTCTTTGCGGTTCTGTATCATTGTTTCCAATACCTCTGGCGTAACTTCAAGCGATACGCTTTGGTTTTCTTCGAGTGCTTCTGTTGTCTTTTTTGGACGTGACATATATTTGTGTTTGGTTATGAATGTTTTGGAATTAATCGGTAGTTTATGAATAGCTGACCATCGTCATTGCCAAATATTATCTCTATACCCTCTTTTGATATGTGCTTATAAATACCGCCACTATGCGGTAACGGTTCACGGAAGCTAAAACCATCATGATACTTTTGCGGTACATAACCTGCTATTACATCGTGCGTTTCTTCTAATTTCATTAACTCTTTCTCTATTTCGCACGCTGCTTTAGCCAATGTTTCACTCCTGAATGAAATACATTTGATTACTGAGGGTGCTGTTGTTACGGTGCAAGGGGTATTATCTATTATTATCATGCTGCTGATTTTACTAAGTCGCTCATTTCGTACCCATTGATATTTACGGTTGTTTCAGGGGTTTCGCCCTGCCCTTTTAACTGCGCATATCTGCCCGCTAATCCGTGTACCGTGTAGGTCTGCCCTAAGTGCGATTTATCCTGCGCTCTGTCTTTTTTCACCGTTACTTTATCGCCCAGATTGAGCAATTGACCTGCCGCATTAAAGATTAGTGTATCAGCGTCCGTATCTTCTTTTACCCTACCTAACACATACTCTCTTAGGTCGGTCTTTACACGTTCTTCAAGACCATCGTCAGGCAACATAGCAAAGTATTCATTGGTCAATGTCGCTTTCCAATCATCAAAAAATATCTTTTCGAGTTTGTTTATTTGCGGCACATCCCATGTTATTACCTCGGCAATCTTATCATGATAGAACGGTTCTGCAATGAATAGCGTATGATACTTTCGGTACTCAATCGGGTTATTGGCGTACTTATTTTCTAAGAACTCCATAGTCAGGCTGTCCAACTCCGATTTAGTCGCACCGCCTGTTCTTGCTTTAACCAATCTTTCAAAGGTTGCATCTGGGCTTTCGATCATGTACCTTGTACCGCCCAATATGCCGCTATCTATATAGTTGTTCTCGTACTTGAATTGCCCCATGCCGTCAGCGTACCACTTCATGATACTTGAATACCACATGGTGAACTCTGCCAGTTTATCAAACCTCGGCTGTTCATTCTGTTGCGCTTCATAGGCTGTGCCTGATACGTTGCCGCCATGTCCCGCAGGTTGTACGCTACTTGTACTGCGAACGAAAGACACACCCCAGATAGTATGTTCAAATACATTCTCCCATGAACTATTGGTTTCTTCCATGTACCGCAATGCTTCAACATCGGCAGGAACTTGACCCATTGGTGGCGTAGGAATAGACTTATTGGCATCATTGCGATAGTCTATGATAAGTACGTCCTCATGCTGTTGTGCGGGTAGTGCGCCTGTACCTTTACACTCTGGGCAAGTATCACTATCAATCTTTTTATGACCGCTACAAGTCGGGCAGGTCTGCCGTTGCATCCACTCTTTAGGATATGCAGAACGGGAATAAGACACATTATAAAGCGACCTGCTGAATATGATTTGTTGTAGTATTTCGACTACGCTATCGAGCGGGCTACAATAAACAGTATCTTCACAGTCTGTACTTGCACCTACTATATTCGATACCACAATGCCCGGTACGCCCATAAATGCGAACGGGTTAGGTATTACCGATATTATCTCTGGTTCACCTACATTATCCCATCTTACTATTCTATCGTAGCTATCGCATACAACACGGAATATCTTGTTGGTCTGGTTCTTTTTGCTATCCTTACTGGTTGGTGGTGCTACAAGTTTACCCGATACATCGACTGCTAATATCTTCGCTCTTATATCAAGCTGCGCAATCTCTTTCTTTGTCAGGCTGAATACAACGTACTCAGGTTTGCGCCCGTTCAACTCATAGTCATATATCTGGTGTATGGATTTAAAGCACGGGTACGGGTCGCCATAGTTATTCAGGTCAAGCCACGACAAACCCTCTGGGTCATAGTCAAACATCGGTTGAATGTTCTGCTTAATGTAGTCTTTGAGCGATTGTGTACCACGGCAGCGGGATAGAAATAGTTTAAATTCCTCTACCAGATTCATGTTTGCCATAGTATAGGATTCAACACCGCCCTTCGCTGTGTAAATCTTATTTCTGGGAGCCATAACACGGGCAATAACATCTTTATTCGATAATGCCATGTTGCGCCTGCTATCCGTGTATGTCTTACGCTCAAACGACTTGATCGGCTTAATGAGGTCGTCATTGCCTATGCCTGTTACATGCGCTTTCAGCACGGTTGACCGTTCCCGCTTCTCCATGATAGAGGCTTTATTTGGGTTGGTCTTGACTATTATTTTTACTTGTTCGTCTGATAGTGTCATTGTGAATAGGGTATTATTGGTTACTTACCTGCAATCTTCTCCCGTGTCCATAGCTTGTTGGTTACGCTATCCCTTGCCTCCGTGAGTAGTCGGGTACATTCGTTATGCAGGTTATATATCGGCTCGATTGCTGTCAGGTATGACGGTAATAGGCTCACATATTCAGCGTTAACTATACGGTCACTAAATATCTTATTCGGCTTTGTCTGCAATATGATACTGCAAGCCTTTTGAACTACACCGATACCCCACTTATCGACAGGCTCATTAATTATGCCTTTGTATGTTTCCATATCCATAGACATGCTGATAAAGTCAACATCTTCAATGCTGCTCATTAGCATATCTTTCAGGGATGCGGGTATCATACTGCCATCAACCTTAATAGCTGCAACCGCTTCGCCCATCATTTTAGGGTAATCAGCGTGTTGCATTAGCTTCTGTCTTTGTTCTGGTGTTATTTGTATCTGCATAATCTTATAAATGTTTTGCGAGTAAATCAACGGCAATTATGGTAACAGCAACTAAATGAACGAGATAGAAAACGCCCATAAGTACAGAAGCCATGAGGTGTTCTATTTGGTCGGATTTACACAGTAGCGCATCTTTAACCTTGTAGCCTCTGAATATTATGTTGAAAAGAACAGGGATTAATAAAATAACGCTGATTACTATATAGTATGCTATTATTAGCTTACCCAAATCATCCACACTACCGCTTGCCGCACCTATCGAATGGTGACTTGTTATGATTGGTATAAAGACTGGCATAGGCATACTTGTTATCAGTTGATTTATCATAATCTTGTTTTATCTTTCACGGTAAACGGTGCATTCAGGGTCAATCATCATTTCATTCTCCACTACTAATGTTACACAGTCCTCGGCATCATCATGCGAATTATTACCCGCTGCCATGTAGTTTCTAAGGTGCTTGGAGAATTGAGGCCATCTTGTTTCCCAATCAACAGGGTAGTATATCATATTCTGCACATCGGCTGCCTTAGTAAATATCCTTACATGCTTATTATCTTTTTGATGAAACCAGTTAATAGCTGTTTTGGTGTTGCCCAACTCCCTACATATTCGCTCCACGTTCCTTGCAAAACCTCTGCCGCCATTGTTACTCTCAATTCTACAATCATCAACCTGATTTATAGTTAGCTGTTTCGCCGTCTGCCCCTCGGTTACCTCCATACCCAATGATGTATAAAGCACGTCTAAAACATAGTAACCAGACTTAGTAGGCGAATAAATAATGCTGCATAAAAAGTCTTCACCAGTATCGGCTGTATCTATTACCGCTCTTTTCTTAACCGCATCGTGCGGCAACTCCTGATACGTTTTAAAGGTCTTGTATAGCCTGCCCTGTATAGGTACTGGCTTTTGCATGTGCTGCCGCTCAAATACTACTGGGTTTCTCGCTTCTAATATCCTTAGTTCATCAATAGTATGTTTAAAAGGCCATAGTGCCGTACCATCATCTTTGATACTCGGCAAGCTAACGACTGTCCACTTCTCGCCTCTGTTATCTTCGCCTGTAAGATACCCGCACAAATCACGTTCATGCAGTCTTTGCATAATGATAATGATAGGGGTATTCCTGCTATTGACACGGTTGCTTATGGTGCTGTCAAACCTGCTATTAACCCGCTCTCGCTGTAATTCGCTGTCTGCGTCCTCTGGCTTAATCGGATCATCGATTATCAGCGCACCACCGAATTTCTTGTTATCTGTGATTTCAAAGAACTCTTTTAGGTCTTTATCTTCGCTTTCTTCCTCATCTACTCGTCCCGCACCAAAGCCTGTTACTTGTCCCGCTGCACTTGTGGCATATACCCCGCCACCTTCCGTTGTGTACCACTTCTTTTTGGCTTTACTATCTTTCTTTATCTGCACCCACGGGAACATCTTTTGATATTCTTCCGTGCTTACTAAGTCTTTGGTATCTTCTGAGTTATCGAGTGCCAAATCATCTGAGTAAGACAAATGAATGAACTTTGCTGCGGGGTTTAGTGCTAAACCATGCGCAATAAAGTTCTTAACAGCTAATTCGGTTTTACCATACCTCGGAGCAATATTTATAATGAGCCTTGTTATTTCACCCGCAAATACCCGCTCTAATACCTCGGATATTATTTTGTGATGCTCGCCAACTACAAATTTTCTGTTATGCCTGACCTTGAAAAAGTATCGGGTAAACGTAAGAAACTCAGGCTTTAAACACCTTGCACGGGCAATTTCTATTACACTTGGGTCGCTTAATGTCATATCCCATCTTCAAGAGCCTTGTTTATTTCCTTAGCATTCTGCAATGCTACATTCAGGTCAATCGCACCACCATTAGCACCAGTATGCTCTATTCTGTCCTTGAACATGCCTAAGTGCTTACCAATAAGTTCGGTTGATTTGTTTGCCCCGTTACTGTCAAACTGGTACTCTCCCGTTCCTTTCAGTTCTTTAGAAACGTAGTCGAACTCTTTTACTTCCTCCTGCTGCATACATCTGTCTGAAATCTGCATGAGCCTGAGCAAAACCCAATCTTGGTTTATTTGCAGCTTTTCGAGCCTATCGGCTTGTAGTTCCTTAACGCGCGCGTAGACGTTAGCATTCTTTAGCAGCCTACACCCTTCAACACCTGCGGAATCTTCTGAATACCCTGCTCTTATTGCCGCTTGTGTAGCGTTCAAATCAATTAGGTATTCTTGGCAGAATTGTTCTTGTTTCGGGGTAAGTTTTGCCATTCAATTAAAGTTTAACGGCTTATAGGATAGGTGATAGATGATGGGTATTATAAGGGCTGTTTGACATTTGTCCGATTTGTTCAGCCATTTGTCCTGACAAAACTAAATAACATTATTAGATTCACCAAATTTATTTTATTAGTTTGGACTAATTTTAATTGTTAGGCATAAAAATAGGGTTCTCGTGGTCGGTTGAACCCCAGAACCCCTAACAAACTGATGTTTTTGCGCTTGCTGTCAAAACAGAGACAATGCGAAACTTACAGGTATTTTTCGGTGTATTTAGTTTTTTACTTGGGTTGTAATCCGTTCCTATAGGGCAACCCAAGACTTTTACGGTATGTGTCCCCGTTCTGCCTTCCTGTCGGCTTGTTCGCAATCGTTGTATGTAGAATGTTGATAGAGGTTATAGTTGCGGTGCTTCAAAGTTATGGATTTATTTTCAAAACAGACTTTGTAGGGTTTTGAGGCATGGTAATTGGTTCTGCCTCAATTTGCATCAACTCGCTATCGTCAAATGTCCCATGACATGAACATACATACCACCTACCAAATGCGCCATCCCATTCGCCAACACTCCACTCTCCATTGAGTAGCTGCACTCTATAATATCCGTCTTTTCTTTTCATATTTGATAGTTTATATTTTATTCCCCCACATTTCCAAAAAAGCTGGCTTAGTCGGTCAACCAATTATGACTTATCGTATCGGGGCTTAGTTCTCTTTCGATCCTGCGCTCGTCAATCTCGGCGAAGTCGGTAGCCTTTAATATGTAACCGTGCGTATCATAGAATACGAGAAAAAGCGGATTCCACCTCATAATGTCCCATGAGTCAATATTTTCATATCGCTTAACCCAGTAATAACCCGCCTCTCTTTCTTTCCTCTCGCTCATAGTGTTTGGTTTAGTGTGTTATGAAACGTCATTACCGTTTTTATCTACCCATCTGTCGCTCCACCTGCCCATCTTCATATCAATTACGGTGCGTCTTACTTGTGTATGTCCTTTTTCTTTGTGCATTCTTTCGGTACGCATTGAATCAAATACATCATACTCACTTCGCTTCTTACTTAATGGCTTTTTGGCTAAATAAGCCATCCCGAACAGACCCGCTGCGATACCTGCGAAAAACACTATCAATCCTATCATATCGTTAAGTTTCCTTTTCAATCCATTACATGCACATCATCGTGCGGGTATGCAAATAGGCATTGGGTGTACCTGTTCAAAGTAATCTTCGGGGCATGGGCTTAATTCTTCAAACCGCAAAAACTCGCCATTCTTGAATAGTACGATTTCCCAATTAGACCACCTATCACACTTTGCATAGTAGTAATTGCCGTCTTCGTATGTTTTCTTATCGCTCATATCTCTAATTTTTCGGTGGGTGAATTTCTGCCCAATATTCAACATCTACTCCGTCCTCTCCGTTATCAGTCCAATAGTTGCCATCATCTGAATAGTTTAAATAGGCGGTACTGGCATAACCGAACCGCATCCATACGAATACAACATCTGATAAATTAGTATCAGGGTTAAACCTTTCAGGCAGCCTCTCATCAACGCTTATCCAGTTCATGTGTTGGGGTTAAATGCTAATAGAAAAATGATATATGCCGTCTTCGTCAATGTAGCTTTCTCTTTGCTTTACAGGCGGTTTTGGCTTGTCAGGCACGAGCAAATGTAATGTTCTGTCCGGTTGCCCTCCATCGGGATAAGTTACACCATCCACCATAATTCCCCGCTCGTAAAAGTCGGGGCTGCTTATCGTATAATCAGTTGGCGGCTGTATGTTAGAAAATGCAGCCATTCGCCTAAAGTCGCTTACCTCCATCGGTGAGCCTATTCTTATTTTTACACTTCTCATAATCTCAATTCATTTTACAAAGTTACGGGCAGGTCTGAGCCTGTTAAAACGTAGTATAGGTTTTGCAGTTGGTGCAGGTATTTTAATCTGTAGTCGCACTTTGCAACCCAACCGACAGGAGTGTTAAAAGCCCAAAAATATTTTTCCGCCGACTCTCCTGAATAATAATATCTATAAACTTCACCATACTTAAAACATGTGCCATCTTTCACAAACCCGCACTTCACCAAAAGTTCAGCGTCAAGCGGGATGGGGTGAACGTTTTGCAGGTGGATTATCAGAATATCGTCAAGACCTTCGAGCGGATATAATTTCCTCGCTCTTATCTGCTCCTGATATACTTCTAACACTTCGACTTCATCATAGTCGGCTAATACGTAGTTTCCTATTCTTAACTGTTTACTGTCCATATCATATTTCTATTGTGCGTCCGAGTGGGGTTAATTTTTCCTTAGTTCAATTTCTGCCTCTTGCAGTCCTGCGTTTCTTTTTATGTGCAAAAACATCTGATACCCTATATCTATATGTTGTTTAAGGGTAGCTATGGAATAGAAAGAGTAAACGGTAAATTCATAAATTTCTGGCTGCTCAACATGTGCCATCCTAAACCCAAGAGCATACGCACCATTTTCATAATCTTGCGCCCTATACCGTGTTCTATAGCTCTCAACACACACAAAAGGCAATTCAAGTTCGACCATCTTGTTAGTCAGCCAATCTTTCAGATAGTTCAGCGTTATTCGGGGCTTTACTACCTTCTTCTGCGCTTCACTTAGCTTTTGCATGGGGGTGTGGGTTATGCGGCTTTACGTCCTTTAAATTCCCAATTACTATGCCATGTATTTTTAAGCAATCCAGTAGGCAAGTATTGGTTTATTATTTTAGCTTCTCTTTTCTTATTTCGGGTAATTTCAATTAGTTCAATCTTAGGTCTAATGTCGTTTTCAAGCAATGAAAATATATACCTTTCTATTTCAGTTCTTTTCATTTTACATGACCACAAATGCCGCTTCAATCGCAGGTTTAAATCATCTTCTGTTCTGCCGATGTAAAATGTTTCGCAAGTAACAGGGTGTACTAATTTGTATATCTTATAGACTGACATTTTACAAAGATACTAATTATTATTTACCAAACAAATTATTTTATAATTCGCATAAATATTTTATCTTCGCAACATAAACAACAAAACAGACATGACAAAAACAGTAAGTACAGATAAGCGAAAAAATAACGGTGGTCATAAGACCGCAGGTAGGAAAGCAATAACCGATAAGAAAGTGCCTGTTCAATTCTATGCGAAAACAAGCGATATAGAATTAGTAGGTGGCATGGATGCGGCAAGAGAAATCAGCAAAGATGGTTTTGAAAAGATTGTTGCAACTACAATTAAAAAAAGAATTAAAAAATAATTTGGTACTATCAAATTTAGTTGTACATTTGTTGTAACAAAACGAAAAAGAAATGAAAAAAGTTACAGTAGCTACGATAAACAAAGCATTAAAAGAAAGAGGTTACAAGGTGCGTGTAGCTAACGGCAAAGGTTACCACTATGTTTATAGTGACGATACCGAAACTGCTGAATTGCTTGCTAGGAAGTTCACTACAAGCATCTATGTTACCCATGCAAATAAAATGACCGTTGACGCATGGATTAAAGATGTTGATATGATTTTGAATAGCGAGAATGACGACTAAATTTTATTCAATTCACCATCGGCAATGAAGCCGAGATAAAAATAGAAGTATGAAAGCTGCATGTCCATTTTGTAAGGCGAAGGAAACAGATATAAGGGGGGAGGGCTGCTGTAATTGCGACCACTCCGGCATGGTTCCAATAGGAGAGGCTTATATATTTAAAAATGCCGAACAGGCTAAGAATCACAACCCTGAAATCGGGTACATTGATTTGCTTTATAATAGGCAGCATGGTATGCCTGATAATTACCAACCATTTTAACCCGCAACAGCGATAAAATTTAAAAGGTATGAAAAAGAAACCGATATACACGATACATTTTTGCAGTTCAAAGCATACAGTTTCAGGTACTGGATTATGCCCCGTAAAAGCTAATGATGAACAAGAGGCAAAGACAAAGTTTCTTAAGAAATATAAGGACTTAAGCGAAGAGGACAACATACTTTCGTGCGAACTGCTCGATACCGACCACAAACAATATAGCAGGCTTTCAAGTCACGCAATTTAACCCCTACCCACCAAATTAGAAAGATGAAAAAGAATAAGACACATAAAAACAAGATAGTAATACAAGATTATGTATTGCAGATGGATGGCGGCACAGAGCAAGAATTGCCTGAAAAGTCGCATATACGGTTTGAATTTAACGGCTATAATATAGTTGTTGAAATGGTTGATGAGGGACTATCGGTTCGCAAGACCGCCATTAATCATAATATCACTTCTGACCAAATGTCTGTATTGCCAAAATATGCCAATCAACTTATTATCAACTAACCACCCATGAGCGAACAAACGAAGGTGAGCGAAGCGGAATACCTAACAGCATTGAAGGTTGTAGCAGAATATAGAAGGCAAAATAAAATGCCTAAAGCGACTGCTGCAAAAAGCCATCATTTCGTTATTAAAGTTCTTTTCGGCGGATTTATGGTTACGAGCAAGACTTACAACTTTACTAAGTTTAGGGAGAATAATATTGATGAGATGATGTGGATTGAGTGGATTAAGGATATATCGAATCAAGATGGATGGCTCGAAATAGGAACTCACGATAGTTGCCGCCCAGACGATAAATCAGAAGAATTGAAATCAATACTTAGCAAGTATTTTAAAAATAGCACTTTTGAAATTAACCAATAGACCACCATTTAACCAACAAGAGATATGGCGTACACGACTGATAAGTTAGCTAAATTGGTTTATGCCGAAAAGGTGGGCTTAGGACATAAAGAATCAATAGTTGCAACGTACCATAATAAGGGAGTGCTGATTAATAAATATTGGGAGTACAAAGGTCACCACCAAAAGAAATTGGACACGGTATTTATGCGTGAAGGTAAAATATATCAAGGCGCACACATGACACCGAGTAAAATCATAGGAACTTATACTGAATTAAATTAACCAACAAGAGATATGGAAAGCATAGACATAAGAGATATGATGTATGGCGGTTCGGGATATGTTGACCTTTACGGCAACCCCGTATCGAGAAATAGGCTCGAATATAGGTATTCATACGAACCGTATGTTACGCACAGGATGGGCAATAATGACCAGATAACCTACTCTGCATACTCCGACAGGCTCATGCAATGGGATATGACCAAATTTAATAAATGCTGCCGTGAGGTATGGAACAATGAAGGTCAGTATTTTGATAATAGAACACCTATGAGCATCGAACGTTTTTTGCAGCTATACTATGATGCACCTAAGCTAAAGCTGATTGTAATAATGGAAGGTTGTAATGTAAGTAATGGCTACCCGTACTGGATATTCCACTTCAACAAATAACCCCGCTACAAGCCGCCGTAACGGTTAAAAGCCGATTGTAGCCCCTTTCTCGTTCGCTTAGTATAAGTGCTTGCCGTAGCAGGGCTGATACCTAAAACGTCCGCTATCTCATTATCATTATAGCCCATTTCGCCAAGAAGCGTACCGCATGTATGGCGACCTATGTGGGTAGTGATGTGCTTTTTAATCTTCAACTGAATAGCCATTATCTTTAACAGGTTATTCGTTTCGCTGTCCAACTTATAGACAATCTTGCTATCCCGCACATAATCTACGATCTTGCCAAGTCGGGTAAAGACATTCAAGGGCAGATATACAGGCTCTCCGTTTTTCTTTGCCCGTACTTTCAGGCTTCTATCCTTTACCAGCTTTTCTACACTGAAACGCCCCCAATCTGAAAACCTGATACCAGAATAGCACTCTATGAGAAAATAGCAGGCAACCGTCTTTAAACGGGCATTGTAGTCAAATTCGCCATTGTAGATGCTATTGGCTATAAGTTCTGTTTCATCTAAGGTCAAGTACGGACGTTCGGGGGCTTCGTAGGACGGGAAAGTATAGCCCGCTATATTTTCTGTTTTTATCTTGCCCATTGCTACCGCTTTGTCGATAACTTCTTTCAACCGCTTCATTTTAGAATTCTTAGTAGTAGTAGCGCATTTAAGGCTCATTTCATACCCTTCTAATAGAGTAGTGGTAATGTCGGAGAAAAGGACGTTAAGCCCTGCGTATTCGCCGAATTTGCGCTTTTCTATCATAAAGTGTTCTATGTAGTCGGGGGAGCATGAAACAGACCTGTATCGTATGTGATTATGGTAGAACTCCAAAAATTCACCGTCCGAGGTCTTAGGCTTCAATACATTTTCAATGTATGCCTTTGTGAATAGTACGCCCCTGCGCAAATCGTCTTTAAAAGTATCTTCAACCTCGTTCTTAGATTTGGCAATCTGGTCATTGATAAGTCGATAGTCCTGAAAGCCTTTTAGCACGATCTCGTTTTCTTCGTCCCAGAACTTTTCAGGCACTTTATATTTAGTGGTCTTGTATAGCGGCTTATAGGTATCGGGTACATACACTTTGACCTTTATGTAACCGTCAATATCTGATGCGTATTTCTTAACTAAAGCCAGTTTAGTAGTAGGTATCTTGCCCATAGTGTAAAAAGTGTATTGTTGGTGTGCGGAAAGTGTGATGTTATCGGTACAGTTTAACCCAGTTTATCCCACTTATGCCCAGTTTTACAAACATACAGAAAAGCCTTGAAACAAAGAAGGGATGCGGAAACCCGCACCCCTGTTACCTTTCGGCTCTTTTTACTTTATGATCCCGTTGGGAAATTATTTAGCGTTGATTATCAATTAGTTACAAAATAGTGTATTGTTTTCATGGTGAAAGTAGTTTTTAACTTGCTCCATGAGCGCAGGTGCTGCATGGATTGTATGGGCTTATTCTGCCGTGTTCGTTTACAAGCAGCGGGCTACAGGTTAATGACGCTACGGTTCTTTTTTTGTTGTTTCATGTTTATGCGATAGCACCTCTCTTGCTAAATCGGCATTGGTGAGGGCAAGAACCTCATTTGCGTTGGCAATCTTTTCAATAGCATTGATTAGTCTGTGCATGTCTGTTTCGGATTTAGTGGACGACAAATCTAATCCGTTTGTTAATTGGTTGTTATTATTTTCTCCAATTTTTGTTTTACTACTTTGATTATCAATAGTTTGCCGTTTGGTATGCGCTCCATCCCTATTAAACATAGTGCCGTTTGCTCCATTAGAAATCATATATTCTTTGGATATTCCATACACAGAATTTAGTTTATCCATAATTCCTTTGGGAAGCACCTTGTCGGACTTCATAGTTGTACTGATATGCCCTGCATTATAGCCTAAGGCAGATGCAAAATCTGCGCTATTTTTTACCACACCATCGAATACCAATACATCGTAGATGGCTTTCAGTAAAGGCTTTTGAGCATTTTTCATGTTCCCTTAATTTATTGCAAAAATAAATATCTCAAATATTATTTGTTTTTCTTTGGATAATCCAAATAGTCTTTGCATCTTTGCTATATCAAACGGATTAAACGTCCGATTTTCTAAACAAAACCGAAAGATACAAATGGAATCGTACAATTTAAAAAATTTATCGGAAGGGCTGCAAGAAGTAAGGGCGCAGGGCATCAAAGGAAAGGATGTAGGGAGCATAGCAACAGCAGAAGGCGTAAACCAGTCAACCGTGTATGAGTACCTGAAAGGCAACGTAGCTATACCCGCTCTCGGCAAGTCGATACTAAAGAGGTGTCGTGCGATACTCATGGAAAGAATAAAAAGTGCTGCATAGGAAAATATCACACCCAACAACTATACCAATTATTACAGTTTTTATAATTCTTAACAAATGGCACAGATATGGTTCAAAGAGCGGGACAGCGAAAAAGAAGTAGGCATTAAGCCTGAAACGCTCCGCAAGATGCGCAGAAATTCAGATCACGCTAAAGGATGGAAAAGCAGGGTGTACGGCGTGGATGCAAAAGGGAATACTAAGCGCAGGGATATACGGTGGGATAAGAACTACCTCAATTCACTTTACCAACAAAGCAGCCTAATCATTTATCAACAATAAAAACAGCAGTATGAAAGTCGTAACAAACGAATTAAGAGTAGCACACTTTCCACAGGTTCCATGCAAGCCTTTTATCGTGGAAGTTGAAAGCGAAAAAGAAGCAAAGAAGATTATTGACACATTGGCCGCTCAACATCTATTCCTTTTAGATCAAAACATTATCGAAGATTATTCAAATGCGATAATAGTCGAAATGTATGATGAATCAATGATAGGCGATGATTGCGATGGATGGGTTGACTATTGGAATGAAGATGAAATGATGGAATGGGACGAAGTCGAACAAACTTATTTCAACTAACCCCGTATGGTACTTGCTCACTTTCGATGGTGGGCGGGGTGCAAAATCAAACAATCAAAATAGAACAGTATGAACAAGATAGAAAATAACATACCCGCTTTTCCGATTGACGCAAAGCACATTGAAGGAGGCGTAAACGCAGACTATGCAGGAATGACACTACTCGACTACTTCGCAGGTAAGGCAATACAAGGATTGTTAATAAATCGCCCTTCATGGTCGAGCGGTAATATGGATTTAGCAAGTGAAGCATACGGAATTGCATCGCAAATGTTAGAGGTAAGAAAAAACTACATACCATAAAAATCAAACCTTAATAATCAAAAAATCAACAGTATGAAAAGCAACAAATCACATGTGTATCGTCCTAAATGGAGAAGTCCCGAAGCAGACCCGATGGAGCAGAAGATATGGGCTGTATTGGCTCTATTCCTCGGCGGCTACTTCTACTTCCTTTACACGGCACTAAGCGAACTACACAGATAAGTTAACCTAAAAAATAGAAACGATGGAAATCTACAGGACAAAAGTAATCGGCAGGTATATCCCTAAGAAGATAACCAATATCAGAGACATTGATATAAATGTAATTGAAATTGGCGTAGGCGACAGGGTGAAGTTTATCGACAATTCATACATAGCAGATTGCAACCTAAATAAAAGGGTTCTATATGCGGGGTGCGAAGATGCCATAGGCATGGGCGGTGTTGTTATTGAAACATCGACTACCGCATCAGCTATGAATTCAGGAGTAAACAGCGCAACCATAGAGATGCCAATAAAGATACTTGCCGACAACGGGGATTTTGTATATGTAAACCCGCTTAACATTCAAAGGGCTTAACCTCATTTCCCTCACAAAAATAGCCACCTGCGCAAACAGATGGCTAAGAAAATCAAAAAATCATGGCAAAGATAAGCAACATTACCGAAATAATAGACCTGCTCGATAAGATGCACGGCATAGCCTGCGAGATGTACGCATGGCAGGAAGAAAAGGAACGCTTTATAAATGAAGCACCGCTATATCAGATAGCCCACCACGAAGTGAGCGAAACCACAAAGATTTGTGACGATGCAATAGCATTACTGTTGAAGCAGTACAAGCTGCTGATGCAAGAACACCCAAGAACGGTGAGGGCTTTTGAGAATAATCGCACTACTCCTATCGACTTTGAAAGAAAAGATAAGACACCTTACTTTCTTAATTCAGCGCATAACTACGAAATGGACAGAGAGCGTGAGCAAGACTTTTGCAGCGAAACTCATCTGCCTTATCCCGATGCAAGCGAACTGTTGCCCGACCTGCAATCAGTAATAATCAATTCAGTTAACAACTCAAAAGCAGCGTAATGAAACTACTACCATTTGACTTAGAAAAAGCCCTGAACGGTGCGAAGTTGGTAACGAGGGATGGACGGGAGGTAACGGGGTTTGAAAAGCGTTTAGGGCATGAAGAGGCTCACCCGTTCTGTTACATAGGACAAATAGCGAAAGAATGGTCTAAGGACGCTTTTACAGACGAGGGCAAGTATTACTCAAACAGCAAAGAATCAAAAGTAGACCTATTCCTATTAGACGAACAACCCGCTCCCGACCTGCAGCCCAACTATAAGAGGATGTATGAAATGTTGCGGTGCATATATAATCAAGGCGGCATCGATGGCAACTTTCACGAACTAAAGGACATTTTACTAACCGCTAAAATTGATTGAGAATGGCACCCGTAATTGAAACAATAACAAGAGAGCAAGGGGAAATATTCATGCCTCAAGCCGTTAATTGTATAGACTTTTTTAGCAAGAAGTTCTTTAAAAAGTTTGATGAGGAATTGAATAATAACACATGGATTGCAGGAGGCGCAATAAGGGATTATTTCAGCGAAGGGTACATAAGTAAAGATGTCGATTTCTTTTGCACAGACCGAAAGACAATGGCAAAACTCATAATCCTATTCCGCAATGAATTTCAATACAAGCACTATTTAATAACAAGAAATGCGGTAAAGGGGTTCGGTTTTATATACGGTAAAAAGATTGACATTGATATAGTTAAAAAGCCATTCCAAAACCCAACGCTTACAATTGATGCTTTTGATTTTACTGTCTGTTGCTTTGCGGTTAACTCTAACAATTTCTACTACCATAAATCTTCAATATTCGACCTTATCCGTAAGCGGTTAGTAATACACAAATTACCTCACCCCGTAGATACCCTAAAAAGATTAAACAAATATATAGGCAAAGGATTTAAGGCGTGTAATGGCACTCTATTGACCCTTGCAAAAGCAATAGCAGAGCAAGACCCTACAAATGAAGATTTATTCAGCTTCTACAAATTCGATTAACATGCAATACTCACTCTCCAACGCACTAAGCAACGCAATGCCGTTCATTCGGTCATACTGGCAACTGATTGTAGCTATGGCTCTCATTCTGCTAATAATATGGGCTACCCACTACTTTAACAAACTCACTAAGTCGGCTAATAACGACTATGACGAAACGGAGAACTACTGGTAAAATATTCTTAACAATAAAATCGAAAATCAACTTATGAAAAAAGAAACATTTTTAAAGAAATACGGGATAACCGATGTGCAATTTACAGGAGCAGAAAAAATAGAAGGCTCTTTAGACCTCAGGTCGCTTACCTCTATTCCTGAGGGCTTCAATCCTACGGTTGGCGGCTCTTTAGACCTCAACTCGCTTACCTCTATTCCTGAGGGCTTCAATCCTACGGTTGGCGGCTCTTTATACCTCAACTCGCTTACCTCTATTCCTGAGGGCTTCAATCCTACGGTTGGCGGCTCTTTATACC